GGCGCAAACTCCAAATAGTCTTTCCGATCCGGCTTGAGCCAGTAATTCACTTCACGGCTAACGGGCGTCTGATTCCATCGCTGCGAATACTCGATACGGGAGTTTCGATAGCTCGCAATACCAGCCTGCGAACGGTAGAACATATCCCCGTTCAATCCTGCAAATCCGTGAGACGAGACAAGGCCGGAGCCGATAAGCGCAACACGTTGAACAGAAGTATTGATCCACTGATTCCGTGGTTGCGATAAATCAAGTGACGTAAATCCGTTGGTGCAGCCGATCACCAATTCATTCTGCCCTGTCCCTGTATCAAGAAACGGCATTGCATACATCCCCATGATGTCGCCAACAAATACAGGAGTGCCGAAGCTGCCGCCTTCCGCCCAATACGTTTGTTCGGTGAAGCTCAGTATATCGTCAGGCCTTGTCAGCGTGCCGCCGTAAGCTATGTCGCCAACGTAGATGCTGTTCTTGCCGTCTGAACTGGCAACCACGAATCTGCCGTGGATGAATGACATGACGCTGCCAATCGGCATCTCGTTCTTGGCGAGATCAGATCGTCTTGGTGCATTTGTCCCATCCCAAAACAGCGGAGGATGAATCCCGTCTTGAATGACGAGCCATTGAAACCCTTGCGCAAACCAAGTGTGCATGAACTGCCGCGAGTTGCCGTCAAACAGCTTCGTCACTACACCGCGCCTGCCGTTCACTTCAATCGTGTAAATCCTGCCGCCAACACTCGCAATCAGTTTACTTGTCAGGTAGGACGGATAGCCGTTGTAGAATGTTGCGCCCTGCCCATTCGCGCCTTGAAACCAAATCCGTTCTTCATCGTTTTCAAACTCCAACTCGATGTTCTGGATTGACGGTCTTGCGCGGTTGTAGTCCTCGCGGAAAAACCGATTAACGGCTTGATGAGCATAGTTGGCGGGAACCGAGTCCGGCGATCCGCCGAATACGCCCTTTAGCTGCTGATGCCCGTCATAGTGATATGTTGCGGGCATCGGTTCACGCCCCTAGTCGGGTGAAGTTGCAGCGGACTTCATACACCTTGGATGCAGCCTTAGTGTTCGATCCGAGAATAAGCTGAATCGTGCTGTTCGCCGCGAGCCTGCGCATTTCCTGACCCCATAGGCTTACTACGTTTTGCCAAGCTCCCCTCTGGCAGTTGTTGTTGGACGCATTGCCGGAATTAACGATAACCCCGTTGATTGAAAGAGAAATGTTCGGCTTGCCGTTATTAGCCGCCGCGCCAGATGAGTTTGCTATCATGCCTCCAAAGTCTATCACATACACCCCTGCTACCGCGCATCGTAGCGTAGTTTGGTTATCAACGGTAATTAGCGTCGGGGTTATGCCGCCAGCCGTGGAACTATCAAACAAGCAGCTGCCTATAATCAGCGGATTCCCTGATGTGGCAGCTAAGTTTGGAGTTACATTGACACCAGCCGGAGATGATGCGGTTTCGTAAAACGAGGCACACTGAGAACCCGTGTCGGCAATCGTGCCCTTGATGATCTCGTCGGAAGCATTGAGGCCAAGAAACTGCGTGAGCGTGCCAGTTGCCAGCCCCGTTGCCGTTGCTGTCCCTGTAATCTGTAAATCTGCAATTTGTGCATTCGTAACAACCGTAAGGTCATTCACTACCAGCGGATCAGGAACCGTAGCGTTAGGAAGCGTTTCAAACGTAATCTGCCCTGCCGCATTGGTGCGAGGATACAGGTTGGCAGTCGCTGGCCCTGTCAACGTCCGCATGATGTTGTCGCTGCCCTGCACAATGAACTGCCCAAATGTCTGACTCTGGACGGCTGTAATGTTGGAAAGCGGAATCACTGGCTCCGTGGTGAAGTTGATCAGCCAACCGCCGCTGCCCGTAGCCCGTGCTACGAGATAGCCCCCGTCGCCGGGAAGTAGGCGACGTTCGCAGAAGCTACTGTCGAGTCCTTGAATGTGTCGCAGGGTTGTAGCGGAACCGGGATCGGTGCAAGTTCCCTGATATACGGTGTTGGCAGGCTGACAGGGTGAGCAGGAGCAAGGAGAGTTAGAGCAGGAGCAGGACATAGGTTACGTGGCTGGTAGTTTGACCGCTAAAATGTCGGTTATGAGAGCACCAAGGCGTTTGGATACATCTCTTAGATTATTGTCAATCACTTGCACTTCCGCCTGCGTGGGAGGATTACTTATCGTCTGTCCAGCGTAAGTTGTGAATGTGGTTCTCTCTAGGCTTCCAGTTGGGATTCCCCATCCCGTTTGCGTGTTGCTGGTGCTGATGAAGGTGTTGATGAGCTTGCTTGATGGGTTTCCGGCCACACCGCCCGTTATGACAACGCTGTTCGCGGGGATGGATACGCTTGATATTTTCAGCAAGGAGTCAGTTGTGAGGTCGAGAATTGCGCCTGTTGCTAGTGCTATCTTCGCGCCACTAAGAACCGTAATATAAGAGGTATCCACCCCATTGCCAACGGATAGTATGCTATTGCTGGTCAGGCCTATTTGTCCTCCCATCATTGTGAAGGTAGCCGTATTTAGTCCTGTCTCTGAAAGCATTTCCCCCCATTCGCCAGCCCCAAGGCCCCACGCATAATACGGCTGTGTGTTATCCGATTGACACCCGAACTGCCCGATGAAATCAGCAACCGCTGCTCCACGCGCAACCGCATCAGCGAATACCCGTGTCGTGAGTTGAGCGGCATTGACGTATGCCAGATTCGCAGGAGTAATTGCAAGGCTGGTTGATGCTCCCGTTAATGCTTCTGCGTTTGTGGCAATCTCGATTAGTCCAGAAAAGGTAGTTGTTGCACCGATTGCTGCAAGATTGCTTGGAGTAAGAATCTTGTTGTTAAGAGCTTTGCCGATTGCTTCTGCGTCCGTTGCTGTTTCCAGCACCCCTCGCTGGGTTGTCGTAGCATCAGGAAGGTCGTCAATGATCTGCTGAATGTTGAACGTTAGCAGGATTGAGTTGTTGCCCGCATCCAGCGTCACTAACAAAGAGTTGTTGCCGCTGGTGATTCCTCGAAAGTCGAACTCGTTGCCGTTCTGCGAATCATATACGCCGATCCCGGTGAGATTGATGTTGGCGCAGGTGTATGCAACTACGGGGTTGTTTGGTAGCTCTACGATGTAGTTGCAGCCTTGTGTTGATCCGCCGGTGTTACAGGACATGAGCGTGTTTTAGTTGTTTTTTAGAATAAAGCAATCACGGAATATCAATGGACATAAGATTCATACGAGACGGATAAAAGCCTTAGCATCGGATCGCGGGCGATACTTCCTCCAAACACCATCGCCAGATTCACTGTCGCGTTCGCCCTTGCCGTTAGTATTTCCATCTACGCTTTCAATTTCTCCGCGCTCGCTGTCTGCTGTCACAAGCCCAATATGCGAAAAATCAAAAACTACAATGTCTCCACGCCTGCACGCATCATTCTCGCCCATTACTTGTAATTTTGCGTCCTTAGCCCAACGAATAAAGTCAAACGCGCCTGTGGTTTTTGGGCGGTGGAATTGCGCAATCTCCTTAACGCTTGGTGACGTTAGCCACTCGCGGATAATCCAACAGATGAACGCAGCGCACCAAGGCCAAACGCCAGGCTCAGTCCAAGTCGCCAACTGATACTCGCGCACCCTTGGCCCGCGATTGTTTCCGCCTATTTCGCGCACGCCAATTTCCTTCTCGGCTATCCTAGCCAAGGCATCCCGCGCTTGTTCTGGCGAAAGAATCGCCAAGCGTATTTCATCACTTGGCATATCCTTTTAATGATTCTCCGATTGCATCCCCATTAACATCTAACAGCACCCGCTTCCCGTCATAAGAAGCCGTAGCAACCCCGTAGTGGAGAGATACGCGATACGGGATAGCGGAGCAGCCCGTAAGGTGGAGCGCGGCTAGAACAGCGAAAATCGCGAGCAGGATAAATGAAGCAGAATACTTCGGCTTCATGGCTTTGGTTTTTCCTGTATTGTTGATGCCCACTTGTGAAGGGCGGAGGCAACTGCAATGATTAACGGCCAATACATAGATACGGACGCAGGAATGATTGGAAGTTTGATAATGGTAGCATCCACGGAAAGCGGGATTGCGGCAAACGCAAGGACGAGCGAAATGAGTTTTGTTTTGTTCATGGGTTTATGGATTCCTTAAAGGGGCAAGGCTTTCCGGGACACATCCTGTAAGCCATTAGCATACCGTGATTTTCGCCAGCTTGAGTTTTTACGGACTCGATTGCGCTTCGCAGCTCCTTGCGGTCAGCCTCGCATTGCTCGCTGCGATGCCAGAGGATTTTCGCCAAAAAACATAACGCGCCTGTCACGGAACTAACGGCGATGAGCAGAGCGTTTTCGAGTGTCATGGAAACAGAGCAAGGATTTCGGTTTTCTTCGCGCTCCACGTTGCCAGCTCCTTCGCTGCAACGCCGGGCACTTCGGCAGGAATGGCAATTATCTGGACGGTGAGCTTGGCAGCGGCGATGTCTCCACGGCGGATGTGATTGACGACGGTATCGTAAGCCGCGCCAAACGCCCATTTTCCCCCGTCAGAGAAATTGGTGTAGGCGTCACGCAATGCTTTGAGTAGATTGTTGCGGGGCGCAAGTTCTGCTATTCGTTCGGCGTGTGTCATTGTAGGTATTCGAGTTGAATTTGAGACTCAACGTTGAGGTTTAATGATATTCCGCTGCTTTCGCTCCATGAGCTAACGACGGAGAGAACGTCGCCAGCGGTGACGGCGACGCAGCTATTGGGATTCTCATTCAAGGAGTAGTAAGATGAATTATCGTTATAAGCAGGGACGCAGGCCACCAGATAGGCAATCACACTGCCGCTGCGCTTGATTCTTAGCTCGTAGTATCCCTCTTGATAGCCGCCGCCAGAAGCCGCTGATTCTCCCTGTGCCAAACCGCTGATTTTAAGAAGTCCGTTTATCGGCGCGGTGAACTCACCTGTTGCGGTGTTCCATGCGCTTTGCATGGTGCCGCCAAGAATCGTTTGGAATGGTGTGGCTACATCGGATGAGCCATCCGTCAATGTCTGTGTGCCGCTTTTCTTCGCGGCGAGCCAGAGTCGCGGCGAAAGCCCCACCACATCCCAAGCCGCTGCCGTGGTGCCGCCTGCTATGTCGTTGCAGACCAATGACACCGACTGCCCTGCGGAGAGAATTGTAATAATACTTGAATCATCGCTGGCCCGAATCGTTATTGTGTCGGTGCTCTTGTTGATGAACAGGGTCGCCCACCCTGCCACTAGCGTATCAACACTTGGCATCCTTACTAAATGGTAATTGGTTCCGGTGAACTCCTGCGTGGCCGCGCTTGTGACCGTGAGAGTTAGTGTTGAAGCTCCTGCCGTGACAGTCGTGGCGAATACAGGGCGGTTGATGTTCGCTACAAGAACACCCGCACCCGTGGTAGTCGTGGACGGCGCAACGCCCGCACCGCCGCCGATGACAAGCTCGTAAGCAGCAAGAACCCCGGATGAGGCTATGGTTGTAGCTCCGGTGTAAGCAGGGATACCCCCGCTTGTGCCAGCCGCTAATCCCGTGCCCCCGTTCGGGACGCTTACGGGAGTCGGGATACTGCGATTAGTTCCAGCGGACATTAGCTTGGTGTGTCGTAGGTTACAAGTGCGCTGGATGCAGCGGCAACAGTGTAAGCGATTGCTGTTTTAAGCGTGCGCCCGCCATATCCACCACCATTGACGGAATTACCTACGGCGAGGGCTGTTCCGTTGACGGTGACTGTGCCGGAGATCGCGGTAACACTCCAACCGAGAACCCCGGCTGGAATTGATCCGCTGGACGTTACGAGAGCGGGAGCAGAAGTGTATTCGTCAGAACCAACATCCCCGCCAGAAGCGGCTATGAGGGATAGCAGCGCACAGTAGATGCTCTGCTGAACCTCATTCGGTGTCTGTGTCTTGACGCAATCGCAAGTAGGAAGTGCCATGTTATGCTCCTAGTGAGCACATCGGATTGGCAAGCTGCCACAGAATCAACTGTTTCAATTCTGCGGAGTTCGCCTGTATCGGTGGGCTGAGTTCGTTGAGTTGGACGTATGCGTTGTGGGCGTTAGCCTCTCCGTCGCATTGGTTGTAACCGGACAAGTTCTGAAAGCCTTCCGCGCCAATGACTGCAAGGCGTTGAAGCGAATCGAGAACCGTGAGTAGGAACGTGACATCTTGAAGTTCCTGTCCGCCAGCGCGTGCGCTCTTTTCTTTGCAGGCGGCGACTTGCTGACTGTCGCGCACCGTATTGCTTGTCCAAGGATTGCAGGTAGGTAGTGCCATATAGTTTTAGAGTTGGCCCATCCCCCTCTGCCGCTATGACGGCAGAGGGGTTTGGACGATTACAGTTAGGCCGAGGCGCAGGAACCACCGCTGTTCCAACCGCCACAGGTGTAGCGTGTAACAAGGGCTGGTGGGTAGAAGTCCTGTGCGGGACAGTTGTTCGTGCAATCCACCGATCCGGTTGTGCTGACTTGCAGCGTTGCACAAGCGCGGGTGACACCACGAAGCGGGAAGCGGCGTGAGAGAACCACATGACCACGCTGACCAAACATCAGGGGCTTTGCGGCTTTCTTCAACACCATGCGCCAGTAACCCTTGTTGCGGTCTTGGTTGCATGGGGTGACTTCGTTCACTTCGTTAATCCAACGCCATGTGCCATCCCAAGGAGAGGCAGTAGCGGCGAAGTTTGCGCCAGAACCAGCGGAGAGCGGCTGTTCGCCATTCTGCGTTTCAAAGACTGAATCCATGTCGCTCCAAGGAATGTGCAGGCTGAAATCTGCATCAATGTATTCCTGATTGGTTTGCGAGAAGCAGCCTTCGCTGATTGCTCGGTTGCTCCACTGATAGACGCGCTTGAGAACACCCGCTGGATAGAGTGGATCAGTCAGCGTCCAGTTGTAGCGCAGCGCGAAGTAGTCATTCTTGAGCGCGTAACCAGCATAATGCGTGGTTGCGACGTATTCGGGATTGAGCGAAACGGGCTGACGGAAGCGATTGTCCTCGCGGCGATTGGTGTCATACAGCGGCAATGCGCTGAATGTTTCGTAATCGGTAATGAGCTTGATTTCGCCTTCTGGATTGAAAGTTCCCATCGGGATGCCGTAGTTACGGACGCGATTGAGAATATCAGTCGAGAGCAGCGCAATGCTGTTCGGGTTCACCGTCGGATCGAGGATGATGTATTTTGTGTTCACCATGCCATTTGCATCCGTGGCAAAACGCCATTGATCATTAAGCAGGGCCGGAGAACCAGCCTGAGTGCTGGCAGGGTCGTAGCCCATCCAGCGGAAGGCGGAAAGTCCAACCTGATTGTTGCGGTAGAACTCATCCATGACATCCGAGCGGATATACATGAGGTCTTTATAGATTTGCTCAATCTGCTGATCGAGCGAAAGCGATGCTGCGAACATGGATTCCAAGCAATACGGGGTAGTATTGTAGGAGATGTTCATCAAGCGATACCATTGATGATTCGCGTTGCCGGGATCAACCACCTTGTTAGGAGGGTCGCAGGTAACAGCGCAATCGGATTGCAAGCCCACCATGTCCTGCCAGAGGTTCAAGTCCTCATAGCCGAGACGCTGTTGAGCGAGTGTAGTGACACGGGACGAAAAGCCCGATCCAACGGGGAAACGCCCGCCGTCAGGAATCATCCCATCCCACACGCCATTACGTCCGTTAAGACGTTTGAATATCGGATCCAAATAATGTTGGGCCAACGAGAAATGATTTGAGATGTCGGCAGAGCAGCCGATGCTTCCTATGATACTTTCAGACATATAATTAGAGAGTTAGTTGTTGAGTTGAGTGAGTTGATTACCTTGGATGACCGCGACTTCATCCTCACTCCAACTTCTGTCTCTTGGTAGTTCGCCGGAAACTACCTACTGTTACGGCTGAATTAGAAACTCCGCTGGTTGCACTATTTGTGCTACGCTGAATGTCCGTTTAATCGAATAATAAAGACGGGTCAACATCTTTTTTGTTGTTATTTTCATGCCGCTGTTTATGGTTCGCATATCCGCAATGCGCGGGCTGTCGTTTCTACCGATATAAAAAACCAACTTTGCCTTCGTAGTGCCGCGCTTATTCGAGTGCGGGTAGAACGCTACGAAGGCCTTTTTGTATATGTTACCACCATCTAAAATTGAACGGTTCCTCACTGGAGTTTATCGAATCCATTGCACTATCACCTTAAGGAATTACATCGGAAGTGCATCGAGATGCTTTCTTCATAGATGGAATATGCATCGTCATCAGTTAAGGCATGGAAATCATCATAGCGCACTATTGCAGAACGCTTGGAATAAATACGGGGAAGATGCTTTCGTTTTTTCTATTGTGGAATTGTGTGAACCAAATAAGTGCATTGAAAGAGAGCAGTATTATATTGATTTCCTTAAATCAGCCGACAGGAACTTTGGATTAAACATTTCTCCAACGGCTTTTTCGCAACTTGGAGTAAAAAGAAGCGAGGAAACTTTAGTGAAAATGAGGGCAAGAAAACACACGAAAGAGTCCCGAAAGAAAATGAGCGAGTTCCGCCGTGGGAAGAAAGCATCCGACGAAGTGAGAGCTAAAATGAGCAAGGCAAGGAAGGGTAAGAAACACAGGCAGGACAGCATTGAGAAAATGAAAGCAAGGGTCTTTACCGAGGATCATAGGAAGAATCTTAGCGCGGCCATGAAAGGACGAAAATGCAAACCATTAACCGACGATCATCGGGCTAAATTAAGCGCAGCCGGAATGGGCAGGAAGCACTCTCCTGAGACTATTGCTAAAAAGAAGCTATGGAGAACAACGCCTGAGATACGCGCAAAAATGCGGGCGGCATGGGCTATCAGGCGCGAACGCCTTGCAGCTAAACCCTAACAGTTGGGCGCAGAAGTTTCCCGACAATCGAATCTAAATCAGCCGCGCTGTGCGAAGGTGTAGAGCCGCTTGGAACAGGGATGCTACCATTGACGCCTTTGATGAAAGAATCACGTTCCTCCAACTTCGCTTTGAGTGCTGTATTTTCCTCTGCAAGTTTTGCGCGTTCTCCTTCTACACGTTTGAAGTGATGCGCTAGGGTGTGCGTATGCGCGAGACTTGAAAGCATATCACGGGTTGATAGTCCTTTGCCGTCTGCGCCGATTGCGCGATCCAGCATTTCCTCCGTTTGCCTACGGATGTCAGGGTCAGCTAGAAGTTCTTTGTGTGTTGCTTCAATTTCGGCAAACACGGAATTACGTTCAGATTTTAACGATGCAAGATACTGCTTCTGATTATTTTCTGCATCTGTTTGCCGCTGCTTTTGGAGATTGATCCAAGTGGTTTCGGAATCCGCCAACTCCTGATTCCGCTGCATATCGAGTTCGATTGCCTTTTGGTATGCAGCATTGAATCGGAGACGCTTAGATGCAGGCAGCATATCTGCCCAATCCGAAAACTGTTCTTCGTTCCATGTGGCGATTGCAGTTTTAATCTCTGCGGCATCAGCCCCGGCTTCTACGAAAAGATTGCTCATCACGCGCACGGATGCCTCAATGGGCTTATTGTATTTGCCTTGGAACTCTGGATCGCGAGCAAGGTCAGCGATGCGAAGATTCGCCTGCAACTCCTGCGCCCGCTTTTCTGCTGCTGTCAGCTTTTCCTCGTATTCCTTCGGCACGGGATTCTTTTTGAAGGTGTTGTATTCCTCGCGCACCTTTGTCAATTCTGCTTCGCGTTCAGTTGCACGCTTCTCTGCTTCTTCTGCTTTCTTACGGAGCGCGGCAAAGTTTTTGTCAGCATCACCCTCGACCTTAGTTTCTGGCTCTTTAGCTTTTTCCTGCTTTGGTTTTTGCTTCTGGATTTCCGGCAGGTTTGTGACCTTTGGCTTGAGCAGATTACCAACTACGGCATCCACCTGTTCCGGCGTAAGCGGGCCTTTGTTTTCCTCCGCTGGTGGTGCGGCAGGGATTACGGGTGTGGTTGCTGGTGTCGTTGTTTCGGTTGTAGTTTCCATAGATTAAAGTTTAGGTCTGTTGTCTGAAATTGGATCGGAATAAAGCTGCACTTGTGGTTTCGGGGCTTCTTCAACTTTCAGTTTCCCGATGTTTTTAAGGAATGCAATGCAGCCAATCCATCCACGCATATATCCTTCGTTTCTTATAATGCTGGTGGCATCCGTGATTGCGCCTACGTTTGTCATTTCTTCACGGGCGCACTCAAGCAGATGCGCAAACGTGGTGTCGGAAATCATCGTGGCAACCTGCGGGCCGATGTGAGAGTGGAGTTCTTTCTTTGTCATTTTAGGCGTTGTTGCATTTTGTATTGGCGTGCTTCGGAGTCGTCGCAAGTTTGAGCTAGGAGGTTCAAAGTTCCTTGACTGTATTTCTTTGATTCTTTGAAGCATTTCTCAACCATGCCGCACAGCCCTTGCTCACCTGCGAGAATTGCGTAGAACCAATCTTCGGACGTATTATCTTCTTCCATCTTCTCAACCATTTCTGCTGCATTCATGGCTACGGTTGATAGATCGATTTCCTTATCTGTCCCGATAGCGCGTTCTACGATTTTATCGTAAGCAGCTTCGTAAATAGGATATAGTTTTCCGAAAAACTTATGATCCGCAAGAAACGTGACTCCTGAGATTAGGTTGTGCGCGTTGTGCGTAAGGAGTTGGAGGAATCTTAGTTGGACTGCAATTTCTTGTAGCATTTATTCGGTTTTCTTTGGTTTCTTGGTTTTCTTTGGCTTGCTCATTGCTTCTTTTCTGGCGATGTTTTGCCGTGTCGAAATGGCTTCTGCCGCGAGTTTCATCTCATCGGACTTTTGCTTTACCAAAATATCCTGTTGCGCTTTTGCCGCTCCAAAAGTCAGGTCTTGCGCTCCCTGTGCCTGTTGGTGAAGCAAGTCTTGCCGCTTCTGTTCGTCCTTCTGCGCCTGAGTCATTTGATGATCCGACAACTTCATTTGAGTCCGCGCTTGTGTTGTCACCGCAAGATTGCCGAGCTTGGCTTTGTGCGCCTGATCCTTGAGTGCCATTTCCTGTTGAGCTTGCGCCTGTTTAATCTGCATCTCCTGCTGCGCCTTCATCATCTCCGGCGATGCCTGCGGCTGCTGCTGAACGTCGGCTTTCTGAATGTCCTCTGCCAGCGATGTGCTCAACTGTTGCAGGTTGTGCAGTTGCTTGGTGATTGCGGCAACCATTTGCTCGTAGAGCGCGGGTTGATTGCCTGCGCGTGGAATTGAAGCCATGAGTTGAACGTGCTGTCCTACGTGTTGCACTCCTGCGTCCATGAGAATGTTCAGCTTTTTCGCGCCTTCTAGGTTCTGCGGGTTGACACCTTGCTCCATGATTTGCGGAACCACCTGCGATGCTTGCGAGAGCAATTCCATGTGCTTTGATACGTGACGCTCCTGATCTTGGAATCCGTAGGCAATCGGAACCTGACCAAGATGAATCAGGTTGTTCTCGTTATCAATCTGAACTGCATCCTGTCCGGGCTGCGGTTCTTCTTCCTCCACGAATGCCGATACCATTTCCACTCCCTTGAGCGCGGCTACGATTTCCTTTCTGGCGTTTAGCTGCCCTCTGCCTGGAGTTGCTACGCCCATAAGTTCTTTGCCTTTCATCAGGTCGAGCGACAAGTCGCCGCTGCCAATGTTGCGGTTGGCGCGAACGCACTTCACATCCATCAATTCGCCCTCTGGAATCCCGCGCTTCTTGCATCTGTCGCGGAACCGTTTTGCGACTTCGCCGCCGCCCCATGATTCGGGATACTTGCTCGCTGGTTGCGCCAGCCTGCGATACATCTCGCTGAAAAGCACATCGAGTCCGACTGACCGATACACCATAATCTGCAACGTGGAGAACTGCGCCCTGTCTGCCCTGTCCGCTGTTACCTGTGTTGCTGTTGGCTGCTCCCCTGTTGTCGTTTTGTCGTTCTGCGGGCTGATGCGGGTATTCTCTGCAATCAACTGACTACCCATGCCGACAATAGACAGCGCACCTTCGATGTCCGCTTGAAACCGTTGCTGTTCCATTTCCAATCCCGGAGCCATAATTCCAAGGTTTGATAGGGTGATCTGATCCAGCTTTTGCGTGTCTGACTCCGACATTCCCTTGAACATCAGCATATTCGTCAGCACGGCTCCCGTAGCACCCCTGTTGAACATCAGGTTGTTCAAGTGGCATCCGTCAAAGATGAGATCGCCAAATCCCTTTACTCCGTGCCAATCGTTTTCCGGCCCTGCATTGTCCGCAAACGGAACGATAATCTGCTGCCAGCGTTTCGCTATTTTGGTTCTTTCGTAGATGAACGAGTTGGCATCCTCGTCCTTTGTTGTCTCGTCGGCGCGTCCTGTGCCGAATAGGTCAGTAAATGTGACTTGCGTGATGCTCCCGTCAAACTCCTTGGTGAACATATGAATCAGTCGAATCGGAAGAAACTCGCTTAAAAGCCATGCGTCATTGTTGCGAATCTGATTGACCCATTCGCTGTATGTGAACCTGCGCTGGCTGGTTTGCGACGTTAGCTCTACGTGTTCATAGAGATTACGGAGGATTGATTTCTCGTTCCATCCAGCCATGCCGCATCTGCCGTAAAGGTCTGTCACTGAAATCTGATCCTCGATCCACATTGCTGAACAGTTGTCCATTGAAAGGCGGGTTCCTTCCGGGAGTAACACCCTGCGCGTCGGAATCACCTTGAACCGGAAGTCTATGGAATCAGGGAAGAACGCGATGCCGATACCGAAAAGTCCCATCTGAGTATCTCGCGCTGCCGATTCTAGGATATACTGATTGCCCTGCTCGAAATCAGGGTTGTCCCATCGGCGGATTGCCGAGTTCATTTCTTCCGTGATAACTTTGCCGCGCCGTTCCGCTTCCATCGAGTCGTCGTGTTCAGCCATTACCTCCGCATACCCGTCTCCCTGTGCCGCCATAGCCATCCACGTTGAGCGGTAGGTGTCCACCTTAGCTTGAAACTGCTTGGTGTTGATGTTGGGCATATCCGCCTGCCCGTTTGCCTCCTGTGTCGCTGGTGGCGTTGGCGGGAATCCGGCATAGATGCCTGCAATGTCCGCAAACCGCTGATCCCGTTTCATGTTGGCGTTACGCGCCTTCACGTATGCCGACCATGCAGCGGTAGTAGTGGCTACCCTGCGTTTCGGAGCTTTGCCCTTGGAGTCAACTGTTTGAACGCTGAGTATTGTCGTGTCTGCGGGTGAATTATTGTCGCTCATTGGAGAGTAGATGGATGGAGATCAGGTGCATTGCCCCACATAGGGCGAAAAGGTAGAGAGGGTAATGATAACCATTTCCTCCCGTGTAAAAATAGACAGTCGTGCCCCATACGCTCGACATACAAGCAGGGCAGAGAAACAGGGGCTTGCAGAACCACTTCGGCAGAACCACTTCCAGCGCATCGGCAATCGGCTCAAGAATCATATCCTTGCCACACGCCGCCCATGCGCCCGTGATAACGAGACACCCGATTACGATGCGTAGCAGGAACTCGATCATCGCTTTCCTCCACAGCTTGAGCAACCACCGCTCCGGTGCATTACTGGCGCGTGGTAGTTCCTGTTTCCCGTGCATACGTGATGCGGAAATTGAGTGCAGGCGAGTTCGTCCAACTCATCCTCTGTCGGTGCGGTGATGCCGTTTGCCGCGCAGTAGTTGTTCACCTTGCCGACCCACTGATTAAACGTCTCATGGACGGTTCGCCATTCTACAAGGTGCTTCCCGTTCCTCCATATAATCGGGATTGACGGAACCATTGATCTGTTTTTGATGCGTGGCATATCAGTTCTTAGTCCAAGTTCCAAGGTTATGAGTGTCGTGTAATATCAAGGTTTCTGGATATTTCTGCTCACAATATATGTAACGATGGTTAAGCAAACAAGTCGTGTAATCGCAGTTCTCGATAATTGCAAGCCCTGTCCTATGACCGTTAATCGCGTGGTTGGCGGAAGTAATTTGCGCGGGTGTCCAGAGTGCAGCGATAATCCCGATCATTCTGCCGTTCGGAACAGATGCCATTAACGTGTTGTCCACAATCGGGACAGCGCGATGAAGGGCTACGTCTTTTCGGAATGGCGAGCGCAATCCAGCTACAAAGTCGAACCGATTCCATACGTCAATCGAGTCAAATGGGCGTATCGGCTGGCTGTCCACATCCACGTAGATTCCGCCTTCCTCTTGCAGCAGTAGCACGCGCAGGCGATCCGTGATGAAGGCAATGCGCTCACCCTTTGCGACCATGTATCTCACGAACGGATCGTCCTTGTATCGCTGTAATAGCTCGTTGCCGTGTAGCCGATGCTTCCACCCGCGATTCATTTCCTCCATATCAGACGACCACTTCAATTCCCTAGAAGGAATCATCTTATCCCCGATCCAAATCTGATGAATGATTTTCGGTATCATAGCGTTGACCAATACCGGATAATCGTCCTCTCGTCGTTGCGGTCTGCAATCCGCATCGCTGGATCAAGGAATATGTCAGGCGACAACAGGAATCCCCGACCATCGTAGGGCTGTGAATACCGCTCCCCGCCAACAGGCCCGCCCCATTTATGGACATAGTGACCACTGTTACGGGCAAAGAACTTGCCGTGATTCCTCTCGCTGCCCTGATGGATAGTGCGACTCCAAAAGTGAAAGTATGCAGCCTCGCTGAGTCCGCACGCCTTCACCCCGCATAGGTTTGCCCGTCTCGCGGCATCGTTATCCTCAAAATAACCATTCGGCCAGAAGTTCACATCGGTATATCCCGTCTTGTCGAATACACTACGCTTGAATAGCGCGAGATTGCGAACGTCTTTCAGCGCATCCGGCTCAATGTTCGGTGCATGGATTTCCTTGTGCAGTTCCCACGGTCTTGCGTCGAAGTCTGTGAACTCAAGCGTTTCGCCTTTGAAGTATTGCGCGGCTTCGGGGTAACGAGCGACAAGGGATTTCGAGTCAAACTGTGACGCGCATATCCATTCCCAATCGGTTGTTTCCGCGCAGTTGATCATGGCATCGAGTGCGCCGGGATACGGGATAACGTCATTCCCCATTATGATCACGTTGTCGTAATCGCCCTTCACCCACGCATACTCAAAGATGTCGTTGATACTTCCAGCAAACCCGATGTTCTCGGTATCTTTGATGTAGTTGATCATGCCAGCCGACAACCAATGCTCCATATTGAAGTCCTTCGGATCGGCTATCACCACTAGAATATCGGCATCCTTTGTCAGTGTTTCCTTGATGCCGCGAATAGCGAGTTGCAGGAAGGGCAAGTTACCGTATGAGACTATTCCGATGAGCGTTTTCATAGTAAAGGCGTGGTTCGATTGAAAGTGATGATGGATTTACAGCCGCTCCCCGCATGAGGATACGTTGGATCGTAGTAGTATTCCTCGACACATGGCGCGTTCATGGAGAAGGAAAGCGAGTTATCCCCGCGCCTGTCCTTGATGCTGGTATCCACCTGTCTGTTATTGTTCTCAATGATGAACGTGCATGGCAGTTCATGTCCTGTAACGTATAGCGCGGCCTCAAACAAATGCCCGTTCTCGTATGCACCATCACCGAGGAAGCACCACACCCGTTCATTCCCGCCTGCCCGCTTGATTCCGGCAGCAACGCCAGCCGCGATGCCGCAAGTGCCGCCAAGGATTGCCGACTGATAGATTTTCAGTTCTTTGCTGAACACGAACATGGAGCGATCCTCGCGTATCTCCTTTTCAAGCTGTTCCTCGCTCATCCCTTTTAGGAGACAGTGATAATGCGCTCGGTGGCTGGTGAACACCCAATCGTCGTGATTGATGCGCTTGAAAATCTCGATCAGCTCGTCCTCGTTGCCGCCGCATAAGTGCAACAAGGAAGGCAGTTCTCCTTCTTCCCATAAGCCCTTGATTCGGTTTTCAAAGGCGATCAGTGATTCTTTGGTATGCAGGTTCATTTCAGTGAAATCATTACTCGGCCAGCCAATCCGTTGCGAACTAGGTCTATTCCATCGTTAATCTTTTCCAGCGGCAACTTGTGCGAAATCGTTCCCGTCAAATCCAGCAACCCCGCACGCCACAGATTCACGTAGCGCGGAATATCAAGATGAGGGCGAAACCCGCCACCCTGCGTAGCGATAATCGTCTTTCCCTCGCCAAAGAACATATCGAGAGCAGACAACACGCGATAGGACTGCCCCGGCTTCGGTTGCCCGACCATGATAAATCTGCCGCCACTGGCGAGCCGCTGTATCGCGCCTTCAATCGCTTCGATGTTGCCCGTAGTATCCACGATTACGTCATACTTCTCCACTGGATGCTCAAATGGTTCGCTTATGTTGATATAATGGGTGGCTTGATTATACATTGCCGCTGACCTTTTATCCTCATTAACGTCACAGGCGACAATCGGGTATGCGCAAGATAGTTTAGCTGCCTGTATAAGATTCATCCCCACACCACCGCACCCGATGATCAGGATGCTCTCGCCAAACTTCAACTTGGCTTCCTGCTCCACGGTTCCTAGTGCCGTGCTGAGTCCGCATCCGAGCAACGCGCATAGCTCCATCGGAACATCGTCGTCAACAACGGTAACACGGTTGCGGCTGACCACGGCTGATTCGCAGAGCGTGGTTACGTGACCGCCTCCAAGGGTTTTGCCGCCGCTCGTCTCGTAACGGGCAGTAAGATAGGCATCGCTGCCTTCGCCTTTGCGCCAGTGGCAGACAACCTTCTTCCCAAGCATCTGCACATTCACGCCAGCCCCGACTTCGCGGATTATCCCGCATCCCTCATGACCTAAAAGGTGCGGCATAAATCCAGCGTTGCCCTTGTTGCCTGCAATCTCTTGTAGCTGGCTACCGCAGATGCCGCTCATCAGCATTTCCACGCGCACCTGTCCAGTGGCGCAGGTTTTGCCGAATGAAGTTGATGCGTGTTCGATGTCCCATATCTCTAAGGGCGAGTTCAGTTGTGTGAGGATTGCCGCCTTCATAGGTTGTCTTTCAGTTCTACAATCATCGTGCTGCGATTCTGCTTCTGATCTGCGATTGCTGCCTCGTATCCAGCGGCAACCTCGTCAGGCGTTGTCACCCGATACACGGGCATCCGAAGTATCTTGCGAAACGCTTCCGTAAAATCCTGTGTATGAGTTGCGCCAGTGAATAGCGGCTTCCGGCTATTCCCGACAACCACGCGAACGATTACTCCGGGAGTCCATTGACCACGGCTGATGATTGCCGCTTTATCAATGTGGTTCACCAGCGCATCGAAGCAGTTGCCGATGAAGTCGAATCGCTCAAGTATCACCATTGGCCGAAGTCCCTTTAACGCCAGTCCCATTGCCATGCCCATCATCAGGTTCTCGGCAACCGTGACTTCGTAGATTTTGTCATTCGTGATTTCCTTCATCGTTCCATTGCCGCCCTTGCCGTTGAGCAGTCCGTAGCCGACAAAGCGGGCAAGCGGATCGCGGGCGAACGAGTTCATCTGATTTGTCAAAGATTCCTTGTATGTCATAACAGTCCTTCCCTGCATAAGAGTTGTCGCGCTTCATCCACTGTCGCGCATTGATGGATTTCTGGCAGATTCAGTTGTTCCCCGTTATCCAGTAGCGCGATTCGCATCCTGCCGCTTCTGTCGTGGTTGTTGTGCGTGTTGATGGTGGGCCACATAGGGCCGGATGCGACCATAAGATGATGTTTGCAGCGCGAGGACATTTGACCGATCTCCGTGATGCTCAGATCAGCGACAAATGGTGCGCGGGTGCATGGCAGATTGCCGACTTTGTTTGTCGTAATCACGCGATGCCTTTTCGCCAAGTCGAGTATCAGTTCATCCAGATAGCCGCTTCCGTGCTGCTTCATGGGGCCGAATTGACCGCTGCACGGCTCCGAATTGATGATTAGGAAATCGAACACGTAATCGCCTTTATTCTCCAGCCCCGGATAATCAAAAAGCAGATGCTCCTTGATCACGAATGGCGACTTAAAGCCCATCCGTCTTGCCGTCCATGCGTGATGCTCAAGGTAGAAGTTGGAGAAGTCCCAACGGAATTGACTGCGCTCCCAAAACCCCAACTTGCCGTTTCCCGCGCCTGCGTTCTTCCACGTATCAATCGAAACGTCCTTCACGTTATCCCATAGGCTTCTCATGTCGAAGGTATCAATGAGGATGTTAGGAATGTCGCGTGTCATGTCTCGCAGCGCATCTGCATGACAACCTGCGCAGAAGTGGACGAACCAATGATCGGGATGCGACTTTGCAATCGAGCGAAGCAGATGCAGGAACAGCAGATTGTCGCCAAGGTTGAAATGGTTGTGCGTCCAGATAGTTTTCATATACGCCAGATGTCGAATCTTCCCGTGCCGTTCTTCGCGGTTCTCACTTCAATGCCAAGTCTGCGAGCATACCCAATAACCCGCTGCCGAAACTTGTGCGTATCCACCACAAACGAGAATCCGCTTTTACACTGTGTCAGCGCAAGGCGCGGATCAATGATCTCACCGAAGCTGGTAATCGGAACCCTTGTCGGGATCGGCTTTTCTTCGTATGTGGGTAGCTTGCTCACTTGTTACGCAATTACCCTTTTACTTCGTATCCGTCAATAACTGATTGAACTATATATTCATTTTTGTCACTTTTCCCGCCTCACATGAAAAATATCATATTACTCGCTCAAACCCAACAGGACATCGCCGCGCTCGCCACGGCATCACGGGAAATCAAGAAACTAAACACGGAAGGCGTGTGGCTGGTGTTCAGCCCTGCCGTCCTCGTAGATACTGCTGCTGCCGCCAAGGAGCATGACGTTGCTATCCGCGACATCAACGAAGCGATGAAAGCCTGTGCTGACCGTCTCGACTTTGAAGGGGCAAAGAACTACAAGCTCAAGCTCGATGCCGCGATCCTCGACAAAGCGGAATCCGTGAAGAACGCTTACAAGAAGATGACTGCCGCCGAGCAGGAATCCGCTTTTCAGCGTGTGTTCGGTGACTTCGTGAAGAATCCGCCAGCCGCGAACATGAAGGTGACGCAGCACAGCGATCACTACGAACCCGAAAGCTGGATTGAGTTCTTGAACAGCTTGAAGGGTGCATGGTTTGCTCCATTCACGCCGGGAACCTTCTCAATCCTTTGGCCAACTTCGCTGCCGGAGACGAAAAGTGGAACCGTGGTTCCGAAAGCGGAGAAGGCGGTTGTCCCGACAAAATTAGACCCTGCTCCTGCGCCAGTTGTCGCTGCTGCTCCTGCACCCGTGTTCTACGAAGCACCCGCGCCCGCTGCCTTAGCACCCGCAGCCGCACCAACCCCGCCACCGACTCATCCCGCGCTCCCTGCCCCTGGTGTTCGTCCAAAGGGCATTGCCCCGCAGATGACGCCGGAGTTCAAGCAGATCATGGCTATGGGGCTGGACGGTGTTGCAGCCGAAGCGTTCAAGATCGGCATCAACCCCAACGGAAAATCCCTGCGCAAACTCGTTCACATGGTCTATGATGCCAAGTATCCAAAACTCTCTTGATACCGTGCATCACAAAGCTCTGGCGACCTTCTGCCGCCGCTGAAACGCTCTACGAGCAGCAAATGGAACTCCTGTCGCCGGATATTCGGCGGCAGGAGGGGCGGGATGCTACGGAATACGAAATCCTGCTGGCGACATTCGGCGCACTCCCGCACAAGCACCCGCTCAAATACGAGTTCCTGATCCTTTGCTGGATGCAGCAATGGCCGGAGACGATTCAGTTTGAGAATGACGGCATCCTCAACCATTGGCTGTTCCGCATGGCGAAGGGGTTCTGCTTCTCCCGCCGTCTGCTGTTGATGGGTTGTGGTTCATCGGGCAAAACCCAAGCATCAGCCGCCTACGCCTACACCATCTGGAAGGCGCGACCTTTCAACACATCCGTATTCCTATCCACCACATCAGCGGAAGCAGGCGAATCGAGAACGTGGGGCGCGGTGAAGGACTTGCACAAGGCTGACAAGTTCAAAATCGGCAAGCGCATTGATTCCCTCCACCTGATTACCCTAGATGAAGAAGTGCGGGATGAGGAAGGCGTGAAAGAGCGGGATTTCCGTGACGTTATCAAGTGCATCAACATCAAGCCGGGGCAGGAGGGTAAGAACGTAGTCGCATCCATTGTAGGACGTAAAAACGCGAACGTGGTGTGGATTTGCGACGAAATGCCGTTTATGGACGTTGGCGTATTGACGGCTCGCGTGAACTTGAACACGAATCCGTTTTCCCAATTCATCGGACTAGGCAATGCACCCGAAGAAGGCGACCCGATGTATATTGATGCCGCACCTTTCGGTGACAAGTATCCCGATGGCTGGAAATCGCTGGACAAGGACACAGTGGATAGCTGGCCCACTTCATCAGGTCTATGCCTTTACTTCAACGGCGCAAAGTCACCAAACTTCAAAGAGGAAGGCAAGATACCGTTCCCGCGACTGATGAACGAGAACTTCCGCAAAGAGATTCTTTCGGATGCAGGAGGCGAGGACGCGCCGATGTATTGGAAGCAGTTCTACGGATTCCCGCCTTCCGTAGATGTGTCGGACAAGGTTCTTTCGGGAAAGCTGATGGAGTCTTGCGGTGCATTCCAGAAAATCGTGTGGCAGGACAACAACCTATCCACCATTGCAGGACTCGACCTTGGCTTCCGCGCAGGAGGCGATCCCTGTGTCATTCAATTCGGGAAAATGGGTTCCGGCAGGCATGAGGACGACATTGATGCACGCTACAAGCGCATGATTTCCTTGGAGCGGGACGCGATGCCGCTTGCCCCGAAGCAATCGAAAGAAGCCTTTGAAGTGCAGATCGCCAAGCTAGTAATCGAGCAATGCCGCAGCCGAAGCTGCCATGAACTCGCCTTGGACGTAACCGGAGACGGCGGTATCCTTTTGCAGCACATCGAGCGCGAAGCCCGCGAGCAGTCTTACAGCCTCACCGTTCACGCTATCTCGTTCTCCGGCATCGCAGAGAATCGGGTTGTGATTCCCGGCGAGAAGCGCAAGGCCCGTGAGATGTTTGCCAACATGGTATGCCAGATTTGGGGCACTACCCGTCTTGCGGTGATGAATAGGGCGGTCGGCGGGATGAATAGTCAGTCGAACGTCACCAAGCAACTCTGCGCCCGTAAAATGGGGACAGACGAGAAGAAGCGCATGACGATTGAGCGCAAGAAGGACATGAAGGAACGGATTCGCCGTTCGCCGGATCACGCTGATGCCGCCTGTCTGTTGATTCATCTGGCAATGCGTAACGGGCTTGCAGGATATGAGCAGAAGCGGGAAGCAAAGCCGTTCAACCCGGAGGACTACTTGAAAAAGGTCAATCCGGCAGGGAAATACGGGACACAGCAGCGGAGTGTGTATAGCGGGCGGTAGCTATTTCTGCTTCCCTAGACTCACCGCATCCCATTCCTTAAACAGATTCTTCAACCACGGGAACATCGGAAACTCGCCACGCTTCGTAGCCATGCAATGCTCGAAAACAGCAACCCCTTTGTAGCTATGCGCGATGCCGAATCCACCCCACTTCGGCGCATCCCCCATTAGCAACGGAACCCCGCTCATCCGAAACCCCAACTCGAAAGTTCCTTTGTCGCCATGCACCATGTTAAACCAGCAATCCGTATGCTCGTTCAACCAGCCCGTCCACCGCAACCCCATCCACCCTTCAACCTTGTCCACCACGTATTGCCCGGTTTCCCACTCGATTTCCGGAGCTAACCCGCAATAGGTGTATCCCCAGCGACTCGGATGACACGGCTTCACATCATTGAAGAATAACGTCTTGCCCTCGCACAACTTGAATATCGTTTCCGGCTTTACCACAGGAAAGCAGTCAGCATCTATGAACATGACATGACGCCAAGGGCTATGCGTGACAGCGTAATTCTTCAACACCCACCCGCTCATCTGCCGAACCGGATGCTTCTTTAAAACGTGAAACACATTGACCGTTTCTACCCCCATCTCTGCAAAACTTTTTGCGGCCCATGCTGGCATCTCCTTCTCGCCTATGTGCCACACCTGTATCGGCAACTCGCACCCCAATTCCCGTAGTCTCCGGCATAACACCCAACTCCATGACAGATACTTCCCTCCACCAGCTATCACGATACCGCATCCCGTGCAGTCGGGCGGTTCCGATTCCAGCAGCCGATTCTTTCTGACATGATTCACCATTGCCCCGCATCGCTGTTCCTCGAATCGGGGAAGCCCGATGCTGTCCTTCGCCTGCGTTTCAGCAAGTGACGGCATACGTTAAATCGAGAACACAGGTTCAGCAGATTGCGCTTCACGCTCCTGCTCCAATGCAGCAAGAAACCGATCCTCGCGCTCACGCCGAATCTGCTCGTCAGCCAGTTCATTCAACTGCTCATCAGTCAATTCCCCGGTCAAGATGTCAAACGGTAATCCCATATACGTGAGTTAACCTTTTACGGGGTTTAACGATTACGTCAATAGCATTTATCGGGGTGAAATGGATCAGGGGTTGTAGGGTTATAGGGTTGCAGGGCAGCAGGTGTATCCGATGTAGAAGGGTGATCCGGTAATGGAGGAACCGCAGCACACGGACATAGCAAGCCCTGTTACGGGGCAGGCTATGTCGGTAGCAGGATAATCCGTATAATGGTATCACCAGCAGTTTCCGTCATCATCCCTTTCGGGATAGTCAGTATCAGGAGCAGGTATTCTTTTGGCTTCGCCCTCCTTGCCGTGCGTCGGCAACTGACAGACTCTCACGCGACAACTCCAAATGCTGTATTGTGCGGGCGTCTCGGTGGTAAGACGCAAGGCCGTTTGTGACAACCCGTAGGTAGGCCAGCGGTCAATCGCTACCCTGCGCCAACTCGTTGTTACGGACGGCGCGGCTCTTGGTTTGCCGCACAATACAGGACTCAGAGCCTTCGTGACTCTTTAACCGATAGAGCTTGCTGCATATCGGGCCTGTTAGCGAATTGCCGCCTTCACCATGTTGCAGGGCTGCGGGTAACGCTTTTTCACGCCCCTGCGCTAACGTGACAGAGGTTCACGGGATTGCAGATGAGTCCCGTAAAAAACGAAACCCAAACCGGAATCAGCGGTTTGGGTTTCAACTGTATTTAGCCTTAGTTACCCAAGGCATCAGTTCTTTGCTCGCTCCGCTGATTCCGGCTTGCGATCTGCACGGATACTGCCATGCCCGTTTCATCCGTCAAATCTTTTTTCAATAAATCTTCTTGACCTTACTAGCAAAGTATCATATTACCTACGTCCACTTATGAAATGTCCTCGCTGCAAACTCGTCTGGAAAGTCAAAGCATACTCCGATGGAGGGAAAATCCGTTGGCGCGGTATGACCAAGGAACAACGGCTCGTATGGGTCGCCAAGATGCAGGAGGGTCGCCGGGCGCAACGGGTGCAAATGCGTGAGGCGAAGTTGCAGGCAAAATCCAAAACACAACAGCCGTGAGCCACACCTACGACTTCAAAATCTACAACGGCAGGGTGAAGGTCTATGTAGACGGCTACGTAATGTTCACGTTCAACCAGATAGATTTCAAGGGCTACTACGCCTACAAAGATGATACCCTTTTGTTCGGCATAGACATCTACCTCGTTGATACAACGATGGAAATCTACTTCAAGACCAAGGAAAACTGGTTCGCAATTCTCGCACTACTCGACAAAAACCTATGATCATCACCGACGACCAACTAAAATCCATCCTCGCCAAGATGCTGCCGGAGACGGTGCATTTCTCCCACAGCGGAGAGCTTTGCTGGTCACATAATTACAGCCAAGATTCACACCTATTCGTTCGCGTCCTCGACACCGAACTACTCTACATCTGCTCGTATGTGGAGGCGGGGCTGACGGTGGAAGAAAGCCATGATTACCTCGACGCCTTGGCTCGCATTGTTGATCCGATGTTTGGATACCGAGGCGAGCTTACGCTTGGCATAATCACCGCCACATGGCGGGCGAGAACCCGCGCACTCGCGGAAGTGAAAGGAGTTGAGCTGTGAGCGATACACCGCGAACAGATGCAATGGACAGCCTGCGATATAGGAGTGACGCCCTATTCGAGCTATCGCGCCAACTTGAACGCGAGCTTTCCGCCGTCACCGCCGAGCGGGATGTTCTGAGAGCCGACCTCTGCACTTTTGCTGTGGAAATGGAGCGGCAGCTATCCCTAGCAACCGCCACCATCGCCAACCAGCACAAGCTCATCACGGATGCCGAGCAGCGCGGCGAAAAAAAAGCCGATGAAGCATGGATAGAGCGCGAAACGCAACTCATGGCAGAGAGGGATGCGCTGAAAGCAGAACTCGCCCACTACGTAGAGCAAGGTTTGATTATTAAAGAAGATGAGGCTGGTTTATGAGCGCAACACCGCTAACCGATAACGCCATAGACGCCGAACTCGCAAAGGAGGGCAAATGACTGACCTAGAACTCATCATCCAAGCCGCCAAACTCGGAGCCGCTGGTTCCGACAACTGCAATCAGGTAGCAGCCGCAATCGAACGGATAACCGACACCACGTTATCCGATCTCCTGCAATCCTGCCACTCCCTGTTCCTTGAAATCGCAGACGAGGACGACAAGGAGCAGTTTCAAATCAACCAAGACCTACGGCGCAAGCTCGATGCCCTGTGCCTTAAAATCCAACAAACGATATGAACGCAACCCCGCTAACCAATAACGCCATATCCACCCTCAAGTCCAAGGCCGACTTCATCCAGTTCGCCAAGACCCTTGAACTCCAACTCATCGCCGCATCCCTTGAACGGGACTCCCTGCTACTCGACCACCGCAAAATCTGCGCAGCTTGCCGGGAACTCGAAAAAGGCAAAACCCCATTACTCAACTTCCTTGAATAGCCCATTCCACGATCTAGACGGCAGGAAGTTCGACTGCATCCTAGCTGATCCACCTTGGGCGTATGACTGCAAGCAACCGACAGAACCCCCGCGACCCTGTATATCCAGAGGCGAGCATCCGGGTAGCGTCACCCACTACTACAACACTATGACGGCAGAGCAAATTGCGGCTATGCCTGTGCAGGAAATCAGCGAAGAAAGTGCCGTGTTATTCCTTTGGGCCACAAACCCACTCCTTCCAGATGCGTTTGCCGTGATGAAGGCATGGGGGTATAAGTATAAAACCCTTCTCACTTGGGAAAAGGAAAACGGCAGCGGCATGGGCTATTGGTTTCGCGGAGTAACCGAGCATTGCCTTCTCGGAATCAGGGGTGACGTTAAAGCCTTTCGCTCTCCCGTCAAAAACCTCATCCGAAACAAAGTCGGCAGGCATAGCGCGAAACCCGACAAGATGCACGAAATCATCGAATCAGTCACATCAGGCATGGAGCGAGTAGAGCTATTCGCACGACTGCAAAGACCCAACTGGACAGCATGGGGAAATCAGGTGGAATACGACTTACTCTCATCCGTTAATAATACAGTCACCTAAATAATCAGGAACCCTAACCACCTGATCTATTTTCCTCTGTAATCCAAATATATCCTTGACACGTTTCAAGTTTCCAGATTGCCTCGCGTGTAGATCATAAACGCGAAGCGGATCATGGCTATATCGGGGAATAGGGATACAGCGTTGCCGTGGATCACCTTCTGCACTTCACCCCGATATAAGCCGTAACAACGGATGCAGGGTTGTCGGGTAGCAGGGGGTGCAGCGTTGTCGGGGTATCGGGTAGCAGGGTTGTCGTGGTTGCAGGGTTGCAGCCGAACAGTGAACAGTAGTCACAGTTCAAACGAGCAGCAGGGATGTAGGGGTGAACAGCATCCAGCTGAAAACGGTTTCAGAGGTAAAATCTGCGCGGGTGTTCCAACGGAACCGCATCCCCAGCGACCGCCCTCCCCTGCCACCGTGGATCGCCTGTTGCTCCTGGGCAAGGGATTGTTTGGCCGAGCTACACGGCAGCGCAGGAGCAGAGCAGCACTCGACCACCGAGCTACACGGCAGCGCAGGAGCAGAGCAGAACGCGACCAGCGATCCACCGAGCACTCTCGACACCGGACACCGGACACCGGACACCGCGCAGCACGGCAGCACGGGAGCACGGGAGCACGGCAGCAGGATTACCCAAAAGACGCAGCACCAGCACCTGCACCCGCAGCAGGCCAGCAGGAACAGAGGAGCAGAACGGTTTACGAAATAGCGGAAGCACTTTGCCCGACAAAGGCGGAAACAGGGCATCGCCGGAAATGCCATTTGACGCAACACGCCACCCGCCAAAACGGCATCCACGCCACCCGGCAGCGCGGCAGCACATCAGCACGACAACGCCGGACAACCGCGCCACCCGGCAGCACAGCACCCCGGCAGCACCGGACAAGGCCAGCACCGCACCCACCGAACCACGATCACCCGGCAGCACGACAACACGGCACGCGCAGATGCTGGACAAGCTCGACACGACAACGACAACGACAACGACAACGGCAGTACCAGCACCAGCACCAGCACCAGCACCCACAGAAGCCGAAGCTACGCGCACCCGAATAATCAGTGTTCCCGCATATCTCTTTTTCGGACTTGGCACGGTTTCCGCTATTCCGTTATAAACTATTTTAACATAAAAGCGAAATAAGTATTGACGCAATCCGCGCAACGTGTAGCTTCCCCAACGTGATTACCACATCCACCACCACCACCGCAGCGAGCGCGATGCAGCCCACATACACTTGGGACAATACGCTTGCCGACATTGCCGCGCTTTACGCACGCCCAGACAATCGCACAAAAGAGCAAATCGCAGAAGATGACGCTTGCGACCTCGCGGAATATAATTCCCTAACAAGCGCAGCAGATAAGGAGCGCGACGAATTTCGAATGACCCAGATCAACTACAAGCACGATCCAATTTACAGCGAGATTCCAGACGGAAGCCGCGCCCGCAAACACTAAACCATAACCACCAAAAACCAATGAACGCCAAATCTACCACCGCCGAGAAAATAGCAGACGCATTGACGATACTAGCTTGCCTTGTGCCGCTGTTGCCCGTCGTGCTCGTCATCTACTCACTCGCCAACCGCTAACCAAACACCACCAAAAACCAATGACCACCACAGCACCAGCACCAGCACCCACGCCGGGAATCGGCTCACTCGATTACCGCGCAACCGACACCCGCAAAACCTACGTAGCGCAATACATGAACGGAAAGACCCGCCGCTTTTCCTGTTTCAGCTATGCCGAAGCCGTAACCAAGGCACACGCAGTTTCCACGGCAGTCGCAGACATCTCAGAACTCTAAACCATAACCACAAAACCAACACCACACACAATGCACACAACAACCGCACAACCCGCAAACCCCTTAACCCTAATTCTCGACGCAATCGTGGAATCTATTGCCGTATCCGGCACACAAGGCGCACCGGGAGGCGTGCTTTACTCCGCGCTGATGGCAAAAGGATGCACCCTTAACCAGTTCCAGCAACTGATGGCCCTCTTAATCGCGCAGCAGCGCGTCACGCAATCCGGTCAGCTTTATTTCGCAGTTTAACCAACAACCAACCGCACCAAATGAAAAAAGAAACCGCTTTTCAAGTTATCGTCGGAAACATCGGGACAGTTTACGATGGCAACAACTTCATGCAGGCTAGTTGCAAGTTTTCCGAATACGTGAAGCAATCCAAAACAGGCTATGGCCGCGCAGGCGGTGAAGATGTCACTTTAATGCACTGGGGAGAACCGCGCAAAGAGCACGCCGGAAGTAATGGCATTCAAGACTAAACCAACAACCAACACATCACCACAAATGCACACAACAACCGCACCCACAAAAGACCAGGAGATCAGCGCATTGCTGGCTTTCTCGAAATCCCTGCCAGATAACAGTTATCTTGCCGAGTGGCTACAATACGCGATCCCTTCCATCATCCGAAGCATCACCAGCGACATCTTTCCCGATGCACTTCCAGCACACGCAGCAGCGCACGCGAAGCAAATCCGCGAAGGAGCGAAAGCCGACGCCGAACAGATCAAGGCGCAAGCGATGCGCGAAGCGAAACAGATCACAGCAGCAGCAACCGCAGCAACCGAAGATCAACGTCGCAAGTTAAACCGCGACACCGAGGCACTCCGCGCCACGGCCCGCGCAATTCTCAACAACTAAACCACCGCACCACATGAAAGCAGCACACTACAACACATTAACCAACCGCGACGAGCGCACACGCGCCCACTTCGCAGCACTTGCACGCGCAAACACGATCCACGGAGGCGCGTCCGCATTGACCCTTGCCAAGCGCGCCGAGCGTATGGGAAGCACCAACGACCCGGTCTCCGTAGTTTCCGACGTTTACAGCGCAAGCACCGGACGACACCACCACGCCCTCGAAGCGTGGGAATGCCGGGAATGCGGCCAGTCGTATCTAGGACAAGATGCGGCACAGCAATGCTGCGCAGCCCCGGCACAATGGGAAACAGGCTGGAACGCAACCGAGGAAGGATCGGAAGCATGAGACCCATCACCACCGCGCCCCGCATCCGTCACAACCTCGCCCAGTATCGCCGCGCACAGGCGATCCACCGGGCGATCATCACGATCACCCTCTTGACCATGGCCGCCATATTCGCCGCGTCCCTTTAACCCCAGCACAACAACAACAAACCAAACACCACAAAAACACAATGCAAACAACGACACCGATCAGAACCATAGAAGAAACCACAAAGGCACTCATCCAGCACATCGCCGACGAGTGCAAAACGATAGACCGAGAAACCGCTTTCGCGGAATCGCTCGACGAATCCGGCGGAGTTAATGTTGCCGGATTGACCTTTATGCCCTCGCGCATCTGGCAGGAGCTTGACCCGACGGCTTTCCGCTGCGGAGTGAACGATCACGCCGATGCGATGGACTGGACAGAGATCGACGGCGAGACATACGACACCCGCGAGGCCGAAGCAGCACGGGATCAATTCGTCAGCGACTTAGAGAGTGAGGCGGAAACCTTGGAGGAAGAGATCACCGAGGAAGAAGAACGCGCCGAAGCATTGCACGCAGACGGCGAAACCGCAGACGCCGCGCAGGTTTTTGCCATGCTCGACAACGACAAAACCGATCTTTCCGTGCTTCGAGACACTATCGAAACATTAACCAAGACAGAACTTTTTAACCTTTAAACCATGAAAACCAAAACACCGAACAAACGCGAACGCCGAGCCGCGCAACTTCTAGCACACTATGCAACCTGTGAACGCCTCGCGTTCGCGCTTGGTATGCCCGCCGCGAAGATTGACGGAAAGCGGATCAGTGTTTTTCTACTACAACTTGAACGCGATGCACACGCCGGATCAACGGCATGGTGCAACGGCGAGGCGTTCACCTGCTACTCTTTGCGCTTTGACTTCCGCGCAGACGAAAACGCCTTTGACCGCTTCCACGACTACATCGAGAACCGGATCAAGGACTTTTTCGGCACTATCCCGCCCGCCTTTTTCGTGAACGGCGATCCGCGAGGCTACGCGCTGAAAATTGACAACGAGAAACCCGAAGGCCGCGCACTAATCGAAGCCGTGAAGATGCACACGGATTGGGGCGGTTACGGCATCCTCTCACCGGAGATCACGGGCACCAACTAGCCCCGCACACCGCTTTTCTCTCTGTGACAGGGAGAGCAGGGCGGCAGCGGGGCGGGATGAACCCGCAACCGAACCAACACCACATCGCCACACCATGCACACGACAACGCCGATCAGAACTAAATCGCAGTTTATTCTTTTATCCCAAGGATACGAAAGCTGCCCGACCTTCGCCACACTCCGCGAAGCCCGCGACGAACTCAACCTCATGATCAGGGATGCCAAGAGAGCAATTCGCGCCCGCTACAAATGCGGGGCCCACGTAAAGCGCAGCGGCGACAGTGTTGAAATCTTAATTGGAAGGAACGGATTCCACCGCTGGGGCTTTCACTCGATCCAAAAACTGAACCCATAGACCAACATCATCACCACATCACAACCATGAAATCACACGACCTGCACAACCTTGCCGTAATTTTCCGATGCAATTACGACGACGTGAACCACGTTTCCACCTTTGAGCTGATAACGCAGGCGGGGCTTGCTTACAGCTACGGAGTAATGCGCGGAACCCCCGAACGCTACACCCGCAAACGCCGCGAGATGCGCAACAGGATTGCCGACGCACTAGAGAAAAAGGCACAAGAGGCTACACGATGAACGCGCACCCAGCACCGACGCACCGACCGCACAACTAGCACCGAACACCTACCACAAAACCCTTTCACCCCAGCACTAAACAACCAACAACACCACATCACCACAAAATGACAACCTACACCATAACCAGCAAGGCGGGAATGCCGCCATATAGCACCGCGACAACACGCGCCGCCGCCGAAGCAGACAGCAGGGAAGCGCGGCAGCTAGGTCTCGACGGCGAGATCATCGAGGAGCCAACACAGAAAAGCTATCAGCAGATCACGGGAGACGCCACAACAGATCGCGCCGTTGGCGGGGACACCGCGCCCGCTTCACCTTCGCACACGCCGGAGCATTCACCGGAACCGTGGCGTTGCTATAATTCCGATGGCCCGCGCACTTTTAAGAGTTGGCGGATACTCGACAAGCGCAGCCTATGCGTTGCGAAACTTGAGCAGATGCCAGGCGGGGAGAGCGAATACGCAAACGCCGCCCGCATCTGCGCGTGCGTGAACGCTTGCGCCGGGATGACCGATCCGGAAGCAGAGATCAAGGCGTTGCGGGATGCGCTCGAAAATTTTTGCCGTCAAGTTGAGTTCACCAAATACGATTTCCCGCCCGAAATACTACCGGAGCACAAGGGAAGCGCGATCCACGTAGCTTGGGAAGCAGCCCGCACAGCTTTGAAAGGAGCGACCAAATGATCACCGCACAAACCCGACAAGCCGACACCCTAGCCCGCGAAATACGCGACGGCATACGATACACAGATCAGCGTAACAGGGAAACCGCAGCGCAGGACCTAGCAGACAAGGCCCGCCGACACGCTCAGGACGTGAGGGACAGACCGAAAACCACACCGCGCCAGCACTTCACCGATTTACTTGAACGACTCAGCCCGGAAGCGCAGAAATGCGACATCGGCTTATACGTCAAAGAAGCGGCGGGGGCATTCGTGAATGACTTCCGCGAAGGGCGAACGCTAACGATCAAGGAGCGTCACCAATGGTTGCACGACAGGCTACACGAAAGCAGGGGCGGACGCTGGGAACCCGTAACCCTTGCGCGGCTATTCCCGGATGATGCTCAGACGATACAGGAGGCAAGACCATGAACCCCGCAACCCCAAAAGCCTGGACACTCCACGCGAAGCTAACGGCACTAGCCGAGCGCGGAACCGATGGAGAGCGAGAAAGCGCAAAGGTGAAACTCGCCAAGCTTTGCACCCGTTACGACTTCACAACGGAACCCGAAGCATCCGGCGACATCTTTTCCGGCTTCACCTTTCCCCGGTGCAATCTTGGAGAAGCGCACCCGCTGATCGAGTTACCCGATGCTGATGGGGATATAGCCTCAGCAATCAAGTGGGCGTTTGAAAGCCAACTAGGATTGGCGGGGAGCTTCCGTTATGCAGGGGTAAAGTTGGAAGTCCGCATAGCCTCACCCCGATCCGCGATGCCCGGCTTGCGCCGACTCGCGGAATCCATCGGCAAAAGTTTCGCCCGACTATGGCAGGAGTTCGCCAAGACACCGGGAGTAGAAGCAAACGTGAAACGGCAATTCATTGCGGGACTCACAGACGGGATGCTAGGAGACGAAAGGCGGGGACAGGCACTACCACCACCGATTACCCGTAAAAAGCCTAAGGCGGGGAGCAGGAAGCGCGCAATCGGGCATCCCGTAGGCGTTGCTATCCACCCTTACAGCGTAGCCGTGGAAATGGGGCGCAGGGTAAGAGTTGCAGCCCCGATTGGCGCGTTAGTCGAGGAATTGCAGAACACCGTAGCAGCTTTACAGGAGGTAGCGGCATGAACCATTATCCAATAGGCACAAAGTTCACGCCGATAGGCAAGCACGCAACCGAATGCACCGTGACCGATATGCTGACAACCCGGAATCTGGCAGGGGAGATCGTTTCAATCCGATATGTTGCAACCCATACCTTTATGGGGCAGACGGTAACAAACCGAGACATCGCAGCCGCAACAATAGCGCGAGGCATAGGTGGGGAGGTGAAGCCATGAACCTGCTACACTTCATTCTCGACACCAACCGCGCCCGTGCCGAGGCTATCCGACGAGAACTTGAACAGCGTGGCGGGGAGAACGACAACCCGACAACCGAGCAGCCAAAACCCGCGCAACCAGCAGAGCAGGAGGTTGAGCTATGAAGATAATCGGGCGCGTATATGCCGACAGTGGATACCGTGTTGCCGGAGTTCGCGCATACGAGCTTGGAATCCCTTGGGATCGGGCATTAAGCAACTGGCGAACCTATCAACTGGCGGGGAGGAAGTGGAAAAGAAATAGTTTGTGGATTGACGGCGCATTGCGAGCCTTTAGAAGTGCTGGCGGATATGTCCCGAAAGAGATGATTCCTTACAGACCTTAACCTTTCATTGTGGTGATGGATAGTCGCCCCGTCTGTGTCTCGACATGGGCGGGGCGATTCCCGTTTAATCCTCCAACAGATTCGACTCTCCGATCTCGCTCCACTCCGCATCTATCGCACCCTCAATCGCCTTGCCGTTACCCGTGATCGAGAGCGACACCTTATTCACTGGACGAGTGGAATCCCAAGCATGGGTAAGGGCGATGCTCTGCACCACGGATTTAACTTCGGTTGCTTTTTCCACGACTTCCGTTCCATTCATTTTCCCGATTGCTCGCGCACCCTTGTTCAGTCCTCGCGCCAAGTTGATCCGCGAATCTCCATCCAGTTCCTTGAACTCCTGCACCAGCGCGTCACTCGGCTTCATCGGCATCTTGTTCCGCCGACGCTTCGGCAACAGGTGCTTCGGGATGTCCTTGAGCCAGCCGTAACGATCCACCCACGATTGCAGGGTAGTGCGGGGAATCTTGAGACGGTTGCTGGTAGCCGTAACTCCGATCTCAATCACCAAGACCTTGAGCGCGTCTTTCTGCTCATCCGAGTATTCCGATCTGGCGGGGACAGGCGAAGGAGTTATGTCTTTTTCCATAGACCCGATTCAATCACAGCTTCAATATGCTTGCAAGCCTTGTTCGCCGGGGGCAGCCCGCGCACGATCAGCGGATACAGCACATAGCGGAAATGGGCGCAATCGCACTGACCGTCCGGCCACTCTGGATCAGACAGATCAACGAGATAGTCCTTCCCGCTGTTAGTCGAGTGGACGAAGAACAGCCCGTTGCCGTAGATGCGGATTACGGGAATGTCAGCCCGTTGATCCTCGCTAGATTCCTGCAAGCATCCTCCTTATCCCTGCCAGTGGCGCACAGGTTGCGCCGGGCGCACGCTTCCATGCTGTATCTGTCCACAAGTTGCACGAAGCTGCGATGCTCTGGATCGGATGCGGGGTGATTGAACCACGCGATCCACGGGTTACCGATTGTCCAGTTTTTCGAGTAGTAGGTGCATACGTCATGCTTTCTAAGGAAATCGGAGAGCTTAGGCTTTGAGGCGTTGAACTGTGCTACGAAATCACCCTCCTGCTTTGGCTTTTTCATGTAAAAAGAGGTCGCGCCACCCACCCGTTAGGATGCAAGTGTTTGATCGATTTGTTTCTTTACCCAGACTCAATTCAATCAAAGTGCTGAATGCACAGCGCGGTTATTAAGTTCTTTAAGTTCTTCGGCTTTAACGAGTTCTGAGTATCGGTTCACAGCGCGACGATACGGCTCAAGTTCAACCGAGTTTTCTTTCCAGCGTTCGCGCTCGGCAGCGTAATCGCGTTCAGCATCAGCTAATGCGCGTCGAGCGGATTGCAGGGGTGAAGGCTGTGACGGGGGTAGGGTGAATAGTTCGTTCATAGTTGTAGTAGTTGCTGCCTTTTTCCATTTGTAGATTCTTCCAGATAATTGACCAGCCCGCCAACCCTGTTGAGATTATCGCCTTCTCGGAACCAGCCGCTAGAATCGCAGGACTCCGCGCCAGCTTCATGCGCCATCCAGAGCATCCTTTCGCTGCCAACCCTGCCAACGTGGATTCTCGGAAATGAGGATGTGAAGGCTTTTAAGTTAGTCCACTTCCAATGCGTTGTCCCGCCAATAAACACGACATCGGCATTGCTCGGTATATCGTCAGGAGTCATGCCGTCTTGCGCTACGAAAGCCAACGGGTATCCATACTCGGCGACCCTTGATGCGTGTTCGCCCCATAGCCTTAGCGTTTCCGCTCTATTCGCTACGCAGTCAGGCACGACAACCCATCGCGGACGCTTAACCCTTCGGGATTCTTCAAGTGTCGAATAGAACTTATCGAAATCAAAAGGCGTCTTGTTTTCCCATGCCGGAAACGCCCCGTTATCTAACGCCCAATCCATCCACCACTTAGGATTTTTCCACTTGCGATGAGCGGTCATCAACCACGCAATACGCCCCTCGTATTTCCCGGCGAGAAATCCACAATACATATTGTTGTTGTCCGCAGGCATCACGATCATAGCATTGCGGTTTCTCTTACCTTACACGCCCCGCACTCACCGCAAGGCGTGTCGTTTCCGGCGTAGCACGACCACGTTTCATCGAATGGCACGCCAAGGGTTTTACCTAAAGCGACAACTTCCGCTTTAGTTTTCGACAAAAATGGTGCGCGTAGCAGGACTAAGGTATTATCGCACTTCTCGATTGCGAACCGTATCTGATTATAGAACGCAAGGCGGCAGTCTGGATAAACCTTGGAATCGTCTGAATTGACGGCCCACGATACCATATTCGCGCCAGTGGATAGCGCATAGCTTGTCGCCATGCTGATAAAGACCATATTGCGGTTAGGGACAACCGTTGAGCTTCCGCTGAGTTCATCCACCTTCAATGCGCGTCCGGCAAGCGCGGATCGCGTGAATAGCTGATGCGGAAGTCTAAGCACGCTGTATTTCACGCCTAGCTTAACGCAAGTAGCCTGTGCGAAGTCGAGTTCCTTGGCGTGCCGCTGGTTGTAGTTGAATAGCAGGCACTCCACCGTATCTCCGCGAGCAATGATGTCGTAGAGCAAAACGGTGGAATCCAACCCACCACTGAACAGGTGAATGTATCTATCTGGCGTTCTCGGTTGATGATTATTCATTGGTCAGAATGACATTGGATGTTGGCGTTTCCCTTACTTCGATGAGCGATAACAGAGGCAGAACGGGCTTGAGCTTTTCCCATAGCCACAAAGCGAGATTTTCCGCCGTCGTAGCGCACGGCAGGATGTCGTTGATGTTGCGATGGTCGAGCGAGTCAATCAGAGGCTTAACCATGCCAGATATATCGGCATAATCCTGCACCCACTCATTCACAATCGCCCCGGTTACTCCGATAATGACTTCGTAGCTGTGCCCGTGGCATCGGTGACATTGATGAGTTTCCGGCAGATGCGGGAGTGAGTGAGCCGCTTCAAAGCGGAATGATTTGGTTATAGTGTATTTCATGGATATGTTATGGTTATTTCAGTGTATTCCGCTTCGCCTTTCGCCGCTTTCCTTTGCGCGGTTTCGAGCGTGATTTTGTCGTGCTCATCTCCCGCAACAAGGCGCAAGCGTCGGCAAGCGTCAATGTAGAACTTCGGCACAAGATTATCGGGATCGATAAGGCGTTTTCTGACAGAAATAATGCAGAAATGAACTCTTCCAGATACCGCTTTTTCTCCTTTGCCCTTCTCCAGTGATTCATTCCCAATAGAGCATTTAGGCTTGGCAGTCGTCCGGGGATTTTCAGTGTGAGCTTGTCCATAGTCTTGTAGGTTGGCTTGTATCAGTGATGCAGAGGCGTTTGGGAATAAGCGTTTAATCGTGTGCGGGTTCATAGAAGTATCTGTTCTTTCGGCAGCATCCGTTCCGCAACGCAGATAGTGTCGTTATGCACCCCGCCATGTGCAACATTCATTATCTCGATTATCTCAAAGCCCAGCTTCTTGCCCATCCCGTTAGTGTTCCAACCGAATGAAAGCACAACCGCACCATCTGCACAGATAGGAACGATAGCCGCCTTCCAATCCTTCCAGCTTTTGCCTTGTGTATCCTCTTGCGTGGTTTTCCTGCCAACCTGCGCGTAGCATTCCGCGACTTGCCTTGAGCTATAAGGCGGATCAAAAATAACTACATCAGCCTTAACGCCGCGCCCATCCAACATGGACAGAAACTCTAAAGCATCCATGTGATACTCAGCCGCAGTATCAGGGTTCAAGTCGTTTCTGTATGTCGCCAGCCTAGAGTTGCGAGCAAACGGATCAACGGAAACCCCGCTACCGTGCAAGTAGCGCATCGCAAAGCACGTAATCGGATGAATACTCAGTGTATCATGCGACGGCATTTCCCATTCTCTTGAAAACTTGATGTTCATTTTTGGGGAAGTTTCTTACACTTCTTAGAGCAGTAGTGGTTTCCTTTTGCGGTTATTATCCATCCGATTTCGCGGGCGCATTGCTTCCAGCATGAAGGCGAAAAGTGTTCAGCGCAACCGCATCCATCGCAGATTATTTCCGTCCAATTCCTTTTCATGCTGTCGGCTTGTCTTTGATCCAAGAGTCGGCATCCTGCATTTTGATGTCTGACAGCTTCGCACCAGAATAGCGATCACGGGGTTTATCTATTTCCATGTAGCGGATTCCTAAGCCCACCGGAATCTTGAGTTCCGCAATCGTGAAAGGCCAGCCGACTTGATCGGCATCCACTATTGCCTGTTTTATCGTTTTTGCTTGGATCAGCGCGTATCTTCCGCCATCGGCTCCCGCGCCCCAATCTATGATGTATGTGTTCATTATTTTATAGGCTCAAACTTGGTTAAAGGCCCATTCCATTCCAGCGGTATCTCGATACCCGATGCACCCTCGCGCTGCTTGTCTATGCGTATCTTGCGCTCCCCGTCATCCTTGTTGTAGTCAATGGCGATTACACTGTTTGCGTCGTTCTCGATGTCCGCTGCTTCCCTGCTGACTCCATCCTTGTTCACCTGAGACGGGGTGATGATGATGCACTTGAGTTCATCGGCCAGCCGCTTCAACGTCTGAGTCGCGTGACCGATGGAGAGTTGGCGGGATGAGAATGTGCCCTCGATATGAAGCAACTGGATGTAGTCTATCAGGACAAAATCAAGCTGCTTCTCTGCATTCGCGCTACGGCACTCCCCGATAATCGAGTTGAGTGTGCGGCACGACTTCGGCATACGCAGGTTGCTCGATATAAGCTGTTGCACGGCATTAGCTACATCCCTCTGCATCTCCTGCGTCCCTGACATATCGCCTGTCCTAAGCGCAACCTTCATCTGAAACCGCGCAGCCTCCATGTTGTGACCGCTGATGCCCGCGATCGCCCGTTTAAGGCATTGCTTCGCGCTCATCTCCAACGGGAAAAACAGGTTATTGCTACCCCTGATAGCCGTCTCAACGATAATCTGTGACCCTAGAGAGGATTTACCCGATCCCGTTCCACCCTTGATAGCTACAAAGTCAGAGCGATAGAGCTTTAGGTTCTGATCGAGTGCCGGGATGTAGGTTGGTAGATTCGATTCGTCCTCCTTTCCGCTGGCTATCTCCTGCAAAATCTCTTTCAGCACTTCCTTTATCGGCTGATCCTTGATCCTGCCCTGTCCTAGCAGTTCACAGACTTCCCTGTGCAGTTCAGCGGCGAGCGCATTAACCCCACCCTGCTCGTCATACGCTTTAGAGGCATACTTTGTGCCGAGATGAATCAAAGCGCGGGCAATCGCCTTTTCTGTGAGTAATCCGAGATAGTATTCAGCGTTAGCGGCAGTCGGCAGGAACGTGAACAGGGAAGATACGGCAGCAGCCCCACCCGCTTGATCCAGCTTACCCTTGTCGCGGAGGAATTGAGTTAGGGTGATGAAGTCTAGTGGTTTTCCAGCTTTCCATAGCGCAGTTGCCGCTCTGAACAGCAGGGAGTGAGAGGGAATCAGGAAATGCTTCGCGTCAATGCCCATTTTGCTGCATATCGCGCCTACCTCGTTTGGCGATAGAACCAAGCACGATAGCACCCCTTTTTCGGCTTCCTCGGATTGCGGGAGCATCCGGTGGATGTCGGGAAGGTAGGTCTTGTCGCTCATAGCTTTTCTAAAATGTCCTTGAGTCTATTATTGATTGCTTCTTCCTCTGATGGAGGCTCGGTGTTGAATACCTGCACATCGGTATCGCTTGCGTCCGATTCCTCGCTACGCAGCTTCCTGTTGCGGAAAAACCCATCATGCAAAGGATGCGCTAAGTGGAACATTCTCGCATAGTAAGCGCGGAAGTTGTTGCTTAGTTTTACTTCGGCGGTGTTGGTTTCGATTTCGGTGTGCCACCTGATCCGCTCAAAGATTGCGTTTGCTGAATAGTTGGCGCGTCCGCTTGATATGACATTGAGCGCGAACCGCTGGAATAATGCCCATACTTCGGGGTTATCTGAATGAAACTTGGCAAATGCGTCAAGTATCTGATCCGTGCGGGTTCTGCGCCGGGGATCAGGGGCGGAGAAGTCGAGTTCGGGTTGTGCGTTCATGGGATTTGAGTCTTTACGACTGAATTGATGTAGCTGGAAATCGCTTCTAGTGCCCTGTCCTTGCTTCCACCTTGAAGCCCTAGCTGCAAGCCGACAAGCGCGGTAGTCAGAGCGTAGCTTAGTGCATACGGTGTATGCGGATCGTTGACGTATTTATCGGCAACAACCTTTAGGTCACGCAGTATTGCCTTGATAAGCTGTATCTGATTCATAGTGCTGGTAGTTGTTTCCGCCAATCCGCATCCCCGACTTCATCGGGTGTCTGGTTAGTCCCGTCAGGACGTTTCGGCCAATCGTTGTAATCCGTTAGCATCGCATAGCGTTGTCCGGCTTCACCAATACATTGACCACGGGATTTAACGGGACGGGCAGGAGCGGGATTCATCTTTCCCATTAACACATCAAAGTATTGAACGCCTTCCTTGTTTCGATTCCTTAGCTTCAACGGGCTTTGAAAGTTTGAACTCCAAAAGCTATCGCTCCTAGCCCATTTGCAGACTGACATGATTTGTTCATCGGTTCTCTTGTCCAACCGAATCATGGCGTCATAGCAATTCGCCCATTTCTCCTTAAAGCCAGATGGGGTATTCGTGTTCTTCGGTAAGAGGGTTTTGAACCATTCCGCAAATCTCCCGCCTTTTTCGCTGTATTGTTTTTCTTTTTCCTCTGCATCTCCCTCTCCATGTGTGACATTATTGAACTCGGTTGAACCGACTTGAACATCATTGAACAGAGTTGCACGCTTCTTCTCTCTTTCCTGCTTTCGGTAATCTCGGAAATAAGAGCGGCGAGCATCTTCATCCTGAGTCTTGCGGTAATGCTCGTAGTTCACAATCTGCCAGCCCCAATCCCGATGCGAGTCAATCAAGACAATCCTGCGCCCTTCCTCGTTCTCTGAGCGCGACAGTGGATCAGGGCTTGCCAGCTTCTCGATTGCCGCACGAACATCTTCCAGCGGAACATTGATGCGCCGGGATATGGCGTGAATCGTCATATCCACGACTCCCGTTGCATCGGCCAGAACCAGCAAGTCCATGAAGATATGCCTGACCGTATGGCTTTCGGCTATGGAGGAATCGAAGATTTGAGAGAAAACTTTAGCGAACATAGAGCGTCTTGTATGTGAGATTCGGCGTGGGTTCAAGTGGATTGTTGAACAAAGTTGAACATTGTTTTTAACTGAATCAGGGATAGACAGTTGCGATTGCATTTATTTACGTGTTTACGTCATTACTTTTCCGGTTCCGCTGCAAAGAGCGCAATGCGCCTTGTCTCGTTTGCTTCGGCCCCTGCAATACTCGCAATCCACCGCTCCTGATTCGCGCCACCAATTCAGTTCAAGCGGCTCCGAGTCTTTGCATAGTCGGATAGAAACAACGCCCGCTTCAATCAGTTGGCGCAGCGTCATCTTGCTGTCAATGAGGACTTCCGATCCGGTTGAATTGCGAAAGGAGTGTTTCATGCTATTTCTTTTTCCTCGGTTTCCTGCGCTCCAACCAGTGGTCGCACTTTTCGCAGCGATACCCTGTAATCGTGAAATTGGATGTGGCGACAAGGTTCATCGGCGCACCGCATTTGCGGCAATCGGTGTCGGGGTTGTTCATAGCTGCTCATTTCGTGCCTTGAGCATGGCATCGGCTGCTATGTATGCAGCTTCGGCTAATTCTTTGGTTTCAATTCCTATGCCTCTTTCTTCCTCGTTTTCATCAATAATTTGAAACCGCCTTAACATAATTGAAGGCATTAACGCCGCCGCGAAGTAGTCGCGCAGGGACATACCGAAGCTGCCATCTGGATGCGGGAAAGCGTCCCCGCCGTCATCTATTGGTGTAGCGTTCATAGGAATAAATTGGCTGGAACCTCTTTAATCGCCCACCCCGGCAACCCGATTTCCGATACTTCATCGGCATAGATAGGCCAGCTATTGTGAGCCGCGCAGAACTTGAACACTTGAAGGAGCTTCCTGTATTCGTTGCGCCCCTGCTCCACGGCAGCATCGGATAGGCGGTAAATCCGGCAACCGTGCGGTGGCTCAGATTCAACCGCGACGAAGTAAAACGACTCAGCCTTTTTCGTCGCAAACTCGTTGTAGAGATCAAGGTAGAACGCTGCTTGGATGTAGTAGCCGTAGGTGAAGATGGATTTGCCGAATCCTTCCGGCCTCGCGTCATCGGTTGATTTCAAGTCCCATATATCTCCAGCCAGCGCATCCAGCCTAGCCTTGACCGTCACCCCGTCCATCTCCCCGAACACCGACACTTCGGTTGCCTCGAAAGTCGGGAGTGATGGATGCTGGCGCACAGCCATAGCCATGCCCTTGCTCTGCTCCCATTGATCCTGACTCACGATTTCCCCTGTCTGCTCTGCACGCCATGCCTTGCCCTCCTTTGTGGCAAACGACATCCCATCCGGCTTGATAGCCCACCACGGGGCAACGTCGGGGGTGAGAGCGAGATGATGGAACAAGCGTCCCATAATCATAGCAGGGGTTCCGGTGCGCGGGTTCTCCTGTTGATGTTTGAAGTGACCGGGGCTTCTCATTAAAGACTTCATCGCGCTTTGCGAGAGTCCTTCGATTGCGCGGTAAGTTGGGTCAGCTAGACCTTTGTGGATTCCGTTGGTGATGTGCATAAAAAGTAAAAGTAAGTGGCCGTCTCTCCGACCTGTCACGCTGTTGTGAACACACGAATTGCGTTTATCCGTTCAGCGGTAACAACTCCGCTAAAGTGTTGTTTCGACTACCAAGGGATGTCGTCGGCAACGACTTCCGTTGCTTCGGGTTTCGTGGTGGACTTGGCAGCGGGCTTCCCTGCAACCGCTCCAAACACATCCACCGCATTCAAGGGTGCATCGCCAAACGCTTCACCGTCCTCGACAAACTGGATGCCCGTGAGTTGGGCGTTGATGCGCTTGCCGAATTGGTTATCTTGCGCCCATAGCCGGATGCTGGCGTTGATGATGCAGCCCGCATAAGGCTTCCCATCTTCTTCCACCAGCGCAACCGTTGGATCGGTGTCCACGATCACCGGGCGTTTATCGGACGACGCACTGACGAACATATTGCTATCGTCGTAGCCGTCGTAATCTTTGCTGTTGCCTTCCTTGAGGCAAGGGGTGCAGCCTTTCGGGATTCCGGTAGGCCATTTAGCTTTGCCCACTTCCGACATTGCGGCTTTGACAGCGGCAATGTCCTTGGCGTTGGTTGCTTTGTCCAGCAGCAGGGATGCGCTGAACTTGGGTGTGCCGCCACCTTGGGCAGCTTTGGGCTTCCAGAGCGCAGGGAAGGATAGACGGACGTTACGTAATACGATGTTACTCATTGTTGTTTATTTGGTTGTTGTTGTTGTTTGACTAAAGTGTTTTGGCTCATCGCCCACTCGCAGGAGTTCCGATTTGTCGTAGCAGGCTTTCATGGAGACTCTGCCTAAAGTGAATGCCGTGATGAAGTCGGCGCGGGTTGTCGTGGTTCGGTTCATGTGCGGAATCGCATCCCATACTTCGATTGCAGCAGCTTGATGTGGATCGTTCATAGCGAGTAGATAATTGCCACCATGATGCCGCTAAGGATAATAGCGATCAGGAGCAGGGTTGTGACGTTGCGAGCCTTCCGGTATTGCGCTAGTGCGCGGTTGGCTTCGCGGTTGAGTTGTTCGATGGACTTCTTCATGGCAGCATCGCTTCAAGAGCGAACTTGATCCATTGCTTTATTGATACGCCTTCCTGCGCAGCCGCAATGCGAATGCGCTGATGCAGCGAGGCATCAATGTTGAGGGTTTTTACGACCTCTTTTTCTTTCGGTTTCTTGTCGGTTGTTTTCACGGATTCCACTTAAAGCAGATGCCCGAAATCCCGTCAATAACTAAAATGCAAAAAGACTTAAATACTTTATTATGATACCTTGATAGTCGGGCATATCAAAGACCGATTTTACCTACGTCATCTCTTATCTCGCGCTTGATTTGACTCTCCATGCTTTTTACTGAACTTCCGCTGCTTTTTTTCTCATCGGGGATGCGCGAAGTGATGCCGAGAAGGTTGAGCATTTGCAGGAATGCGCCACGGGTGATGCCCTCTTTTTCCAGCACCTTATCCAGATCGCGCCATGCGAGCGGAACCGACGACTCTTTGAAGTAATCCAACGGCCCTTCCAGTTTCTTGTCGTATGATTTCCCGTCCAGAATCGCGGTAGCCATTTTGATTTCACGCGAGAACCTGCCAGCGAGGAAAAGCGCAAGCCCTGTATTCCTATCGCGTTTTACATACTTGCCGTTCTCTTTCGTCATCCCATAAAGGTATCTTGCAAGCTGTGTGACGTAAGCCCCGCGCCCCATTGATAAATCTATGGTTGTGCCGCTTTTTAGAACAAGTTTTCCAAAGTTGCTACTGAGCGGATTAATGTCCTGCTTGTCCCTATCTCCAAGCAAATACGCGATACTGCCAACGGTAACGATAGTAGCGATTGCTCGCACGTATTCCTCTGCCATAGCTGCCATAGCTTTTCCCTCGAAAGCAGGAGCAGCGTGAATAAACATATCCAATCCAAAAAGCCCCTTCATAATCGAGAGGTAGTAGTTAGGCGCAAAGAAAAGCCGATTCAGCGCACCGCCGTTTTTGATTCCGCCCTTGCCCGTGAATGTGTTCGCCAGCTTGCCTAAAAGTTTAAGCTGTGCGTCTGTCGCGTTGCCGTCTTGAAACCAACGGCGAAGAAGTGATTTCGCCATGACAATGCGCATATGCCCCGCGATAGCTCCAAACGCCACGTTGCTCCCCTTGAGTCCGCGCCCGATGCCGCTTCTGTAACCAGCATACTTCAACATATCCATAGGCCCGCTGATTATATTCCTGACACCGCGCATCCCGATCAGCTTTTTCACGGCTTCCGGCATATCCTTCCAGCGCGTCTGAACATCAGCTAATCGCTCCAACACGTTCACCATGTTTTCCTCACGCGCCTCACCCATCGTCTCGCTGATTTCCAGCCCCATCTTCTTGAACGTGCCGTTCTTGTATAGCGGTTCCTGCCGTGCCCGCTCTTGAAGCTCATGCGCGTAACGATCCGAGAACAGGGTGAAGGCAAACGCCTTAGCCCCTTTGCCGAGTGCCTTTCCTGCTTCCAACGGGTGCGCTGCTGCCGCTGCTGCCGTTTGCAGAAATGCGCTTAAATCGAATGAGAGGAAAAGATTACGGGTAGCATCCCAAGTCTTGCCGAGATTGATCAACCCGCGCTGCACGGGTGTCAGATGCGCCAGCCTGTATTCCTCTACGCGCTTTGCGAAATCCGCTTTCTGCTTTGCCAGCTTCACCGAGAGCCTCATCGCGTCCGGGTCTTTGGATATATCGAGTGCGGGCTTTTTCTTGCGAGGGGCAAAATCTCCGCGAGCCGTGCGATCCGCTAGGTCTGCCATCTGGCGAAGGATTGCCGCTTTTCTGTTGGAAATCTTTAGGTTGTCATCGTTCGCCCGAATCTCAGCCAATTCAGCGCGTTTTGCCGCAAGCTGCTCCCGTGCAAACGCCTGTTGTTCCGTGTCCACCGTCATCTTCTTCTGCGGTTTCGCCCTACCGACCATGAGTGATGCCAGTTCGCTTTCCAGCCGCTTCAACTCGCGTAACTCTGCATCCGGCACAGGACGCGCAGCCTTGCGCTTCTCAGCCAACTCAGCAGCGAGCGCATCCCGCTTGGCTTGTAACTGTGTGACAGCTTCCGTCTCCACGGTAGGATCGGATTCTTGCTCTTTCGGCGCAAACTTACCTTCGGCAATGGTGGATTCCAGCTTCTCGATTTGCGATTCCAGCGCAGCTACTTTCTTCGCCTCCTGTATCGCCGTATCCATGTCCTTCAACGCCTTCGTCTCAGCCCGCGCAGCTTCCGCCCGTGCGCGTATCGCCTCAACCTCTATGAACCGACTGACGCCTTTTGTGGCTGGTTGCGCGAAGATACCTTTCCTCGCGTTGACTAGTTCCGCGACTGCCTTTTTCTCCGAGTTCTCAGCCGAACGGATTGCAGCCTTTAGCTTCTGTTCTTCCGTCATCTGACGCTTGCCGAATCTTTCCAAATGTTCCGCCTTAACTTCCTCTAGCTCTGCGCGAAGTGCTTCCAGTTTAGGGCTTGTCGGCGGCAGTCCTTTTTGTTTCAGCGTGCGTTCACCCTTGGCAATCTCGTAGCGCAGTTCCGCAATGCGATTGCGGGCGCGAGTCTCCATCGCATCCAGCGAGGATTGCAGCCGTCCAGCGGCATTGCCCTCATCGGGCGGCAGCTTCTTCTTGAGTTCCGCGATCTCCTTTAGCAATCGCCCGGCTCGCTCAGTCTGTTTCACGCGCTTGCTGGCAGTAGCCGCAGGGCTTTTCAGCTTTTCAAGTTCTGAAATCTTGCGCTCCAACAACGCCTCGTAGCGTAGCTGGCTTTGCAGCATTTTCGTTGGATCGGTTGTCGCCTCTTTGCCCTTGCCGTAATCCGTCCAAGCATCTTTCAACGCATTGTCGGTCAAATCCGGCATCATCGGGTCAAAGAACTTGTGCAGCTTGGCGATTACCCCGGCAACAGTGGTTTCGCCCATACGGACATACTCATTCGCCAGCTTCTTCACGTATGAATCAAATCCGTCATTCAACGCCTTCGGGTCTTTCGCCACAGCCTTGATCCCGTCCTCGATGGATTCCGCTTCGTCCATTGCGGTCTTTTCGGCTTTCTTCTGCTTGGGCGTTTTCTTGCGCTCCTTGTTAGCGTCCAGCTTGCCGATAGCCTTCATCGCCAGATTCCACGCAGGTTGGATTGCCGTTTTTATCGAGTCGCCAAACTCTTCAACCATTTCCGTTGTGAACTCAGCAGCGTTTAACGATCCGCGAGCAATCTTAGCCCGTGCAATCTTGAACAAAGCAGCAGCAACCTTGAGGGAAAGCGGGTTGGCCGATGCCATGCCCATAGCCTCGCGTAAATCCTTCCGCGCTTTGATCGCTTCCGCTTCCCACTTGGAAACGATACCCTCCGCATATTCCAGCACCTTCGGATGATACCGTGCAGCTTTGTCGAAGGCATCCTGTGCAGCATCGTCGCGCTGAATATCCACGGCAGCTTCTTCCGCCTTTTCCTTTTCGGCGCGTAGCCTTTCAATGTTTTTGGCTTCAATCTCGATTTCTGCAATTTCTGCATCGGTCAATTTATCGTTCTTCGCCTTTTCCAGCGTTCTCGCCATTGAAGCTGGCGAAAAGTCATCCTGGAATATCCGCTGACGGAATGAACCGAACGCGCCCCATACCTCGCCGGATGCGTGCATGGCATTTGCAAGCTCAATCAGTTTCGTCTGTGCATCTGTAATGTTATCCTGCGCCATTGCTTTTTGCGCGGGTGTGCTGTTTTCGTTTTCAAGAATCCGTTCAGCCGACATGATCTGACGTTTCAGATCAAACCCACGATGAACCAACATCGCTTCTTCCTGTATAGAGATTTTGCGGGTGTCCCGTCCTTCCTCTAGCAAATGCCTAATCACCGAATCCACGGCTTCGGGGTTCTTGTCCATCGCTACCCGCGCTGCTTCGGCTACCTCTGGATTTGAGCGGTAGAAATCCGATTCAATCGGGGATTCGCCGCGCTTCCGCGCTTCTTCCGCTTGGAAAGCGTTCTTGCTCGACATGAGGATCGGTTCCGCTTTTGGCGCAGCGGCAAACATATCATCCTTTTCTTCTTCTGCCTTTCGCTTTGACTCAATAAAACGATCAATCTCTGCGCGACTCATGCCCGCTGTGTCCTTCTTATAAGCATCCCACTTGGATTTCCGCTCAGAACGACCACCAGGTTCATCGTTGATGCTAAGTCTCGTATCCCCAGTATCCGCCTTCCCGTCACCCCTGCGAACCTTATCAATGCCACGGCGCAACAGAGCTTCGATGTCGTTCTTGCTCCAATTCTTGATGCCGGATTTGGCGAGAATCGTGCGAATGAAATCTACTACCCTGCGATAGCGCGATTGCTCCCTTGGGGTGGCATCGGATTTAGGGCCGAACTTCTCCATGATACGCGCCAAGGATTCCGACAAATGCTCATCTGGCTCATACCATTTCTCCGCATACTTCGATTCTTCGGGAAACTCCCTTCTCAGCGCATCCATCAGCCGCGACGACGACTTGGGCGATAACCCGTCCAACAGCGCATCCACGCCAACGTGACCCGCTTGTTCGTGAAAGAATACTTCGGCAGCACGCGCAGGAGAGCTAAGTCCGGCAGCGTTCAGATACACCTTGCCGTCGTGCACAGCCCCGCCAATGCGATTCAGAGCAACGCCCTGTGCTCTCGCCTTGGCTTTCACGGCTTCCGGCAACTGCTCTCCATCGGCTACAACCGTAGTCTCAGCAGCACCCTTGAACCTTGCTCGTAGCGCATCGGTTGCCTTCTGCACCGCATTAACGTGCATCGAGTTTTCGGGAGCTTTTTCGGATATGGATTGACGGTTGAACAAGTCCTCCCGCCCACCCTCCATCGGCTTCTCGCTACCGACAATCAGTTCACCGCGCATCGCTCTACCGATTGCATCCAGCATCTCTACTGGCGTTTCAAAGTAAAACCCATGCCCCTCTAGCTCCTGACGAATGGCATCCAGCGACTTGCCTTGCAGCTTGCTCGTCCACTTCATGCGCAGATGCTTCCCGCGCTCCATCTCAAATACCCGTTTGAACTCGCCACTAAGAACCGTCTCCTTCCCGATCAACGGCAACCCGCCTAGCCTCTTGAGGACAGTCAGCAGTTCATCGCCGCCGCTATCTTCGTGTTCACGAACAGCGTCCATCTGCTCCTTCTCCATTTCGGCACGCAATTCGTTATCGCGTCTGCGCTCTAGCTCGTTGATGGTTATCTTGACCCGTTGTTTCGCTTCTGCCGATATTTTGCCTTCCATCTGCACATTGAGCGATTCAATGGCTCTCTCGTAGCTGCCGTATGCCCGCATCGCGGCATCAGCCATTTTCTCTTTTGACGGGCCGGGCGGCTCCGCTGGTTTAGGTGCAGCCTGCTTTTCGCCCACTAGGTTGAAAGCGTCATCCGATCTTCCCTTGAGCAAGTCACCCTGATTTTCGCCTTTGCGTAGGACGGGTGCGGGTTCTGCCTTTGCGGGTTCTGCTGGTTTTTCAGCAGTTGGTTCCTTGCTTTTTAGGTGAACCGCATAATCATGCTCTGCTTTCGTGACGGTAAAAACGCTATCTCCATCGCCCTTTTCAAGCCTATACTCGGTTTTAGTTCCTGCCTTTTTCCTCTTGGCTTCATACGCATCCTGCTCGCGCTGATCCATCTTGTTCATGCGATTACCCGACAACTCCTTAACAGCAGAAACCTCAACCGATTTCGGGACATAGCCAGCCTCTAATAACTGCTTGGTTACTTGCGCCCTTGTCCCGTCATACATTTTTCCGCCAGCCCGCTTTCCTCCGTATTCGGACAGCGTTGCAGAAATCTTTCCGCGCTGCATCGGCGTCATGCCATCGGTGTAAATCTCTACATCAGTTCTAGGTCTTTCCGCCTCTGCCTTCGCTTTATCGGCTGCTTCTTTTTCGATAGCCAACTTCTTGTCGGCGGCACGCTTTATATCGGCTTCTTGCTCTTTGGAAAACGCCTCTGCCTGCTCCCGTGTATTGAAAACCCTATCGCCCATACCTCGATTTACGCCGCGCTGAACGGCAAACATCTTTTTCGCCTCTCCCTCATGCGTCCTTACGGTAGTTTCAAAAACAGAACCCATAACTTCGGCAGCGGGATCAACCGCTTCCTCCATCTTACTAGCATCCCGCGCTGGCTCATCCTTCGCAACGGGTGCTGGCTCAACCACGGGTTCCGGCTTATCCGCTGACTTAGCATTATCCGCGATCTGCTTTTCCACTTTACCCAACATTTCCGTGAGTCTCGCGTGCTTCCTCGCCTGACTATCGCTGTAATCGCCAGCTTCAACCTCGTCAATCTTCTGCCGCAAAGCATCGCGCAGCACAAACGCATCCCGCTTCTGCTTTGGGGTGTCGAATAACAAGGGTTGCTCGGTTGCGATTTGAAGCTGATCCGGGGTTGCTGTGCCTTCTCGGATTGCGGTTTCAACTTTTGGCGGAAGGTTTTCGGGTGCTGGTTCTGCTGGTTTTTCAGCAGTTGGGGTAGCTACGGGTTCTGATTCTTTGGGTAATTCCGATGCCTTTCTACCGCCAGTCACCCAATCACCCCTGTCCTGCTTAGTCAGCGGTTCTCCGGCCTTAATCTTAGCTTCAACTTCGGTAATTCGCTTCGCAAGATAGTCCCTACTGGCTTTCTGGTCTGCTTCGGTTACAGGGCGAGAAGTTTCTAGTTCTGGCTCTCCCGCAATTCTGCGCATCCTGTTCTCTTGCTCCACAAGCTCCATTTCTGCGGAAAGTTTCTGTCCTACGGTTTTTGCATCTTCCAATTCCCTGCGTAGTTCTCGATGATTTTGTTCCGCCGAATCCAATCTCTTTTGAGCATGAACTCGCTGCATTCGCGGCAAAGCATCTACGGCTGCTTGCGCCCTATCGCGTAATGCTCTCCTGTCATTATACGCCAGCGGAACTCGGTTCGCGTCTATGTCTTGTTCTGCTGGTTTCTTAGCAGTTGGCGCGGGTTCAGCGTTCAGTCGATCTACCGCTTTAGCTACTTCCGCTTTGCTCAACCCATACTGATCCACTCCTGATGCCGTGATAACTGCATCTGGATTCTTGGCGCGTTCCTCTGCTATGTATTTTGCTGCTTCCGCTTCGGATGAAAAACCTATGGAATTGCTTCTGCTATTTCCAGCATCTCCTGTTTTCGTGGTAACATTGATAGCCGTGGTGTTCTTGTCTGCTCCCGCCTCATGGAGCGGATTTGCGGCTGTCGCGGCTGGTGCTGCTGGTTTTTTAGCAGTAGGTGCGGGTTCCGGCACAACATTCACGTTGATCGGCTGCTGCTGCATCCCTGCTTGGCTGGATACGGGTTCCGACAACCTCTTGCCATACATCGTAGCGATAGCTTCTATTGGCTGTGATTCCAGCGTCTCCAATAGCCTTTCTTCCTGTCCGTCAAGTTCGCGGGATTTCAGTTCTGCGATTTTCTCTTTTATCGCCTGCTCAAACTCCGTTCTGTCCGTATCCCTGACGCGCTGTATCCCTGCCTCTTTCGCTTTGGCATCAAGTATCTTCTTGATTGAAAGGTGATCTCCATCAACCGCATCAAGCTCTTTCAGTTCTTTTTCCTCTGCTTTTGTGCGGGTTGGCTTTTGTGCAAGTTCTTTTTGTCTATTAACTAAAGCTGAAAACAATTCGCTGGTTGTAGCGGTATGAACAACGGCATCGTAACCTGTTTTAACTTCGGTAGCTCCCTCTGGAAATAGCGTTCCCCGCATAGCGTCAGCTTTCGCAACAGCCGCCATACCTGCCCGACGTTGACCGAATGCGTTCATCCCTCCATGCGCTGCAAACGTCCAATCCGTTACAGTTGATTCCAGCGTAGGCGCGAATCCTTCGCCATGCGCGAATCGCAATGCACCGCTTGCACCCATATTCGCTACACCCGATTTCAGCATTTCCTCTGCTGCCAGCGCAGCCGGAGATGCACCTTTGGATAGCTTGCCGACAATACCCTCGATCACCCCTTTCCCCTTATGTGCAAGTCCGAGGAATGCAGCCATCTCCACAACCGACATGACCATTGATTTCTGCGCCTGTCCTTCGTCTGCACCGGATGCAAGGGCAGAACCGTAGGCGTGAACACCAGCCCTCGCCACCGTGGATAATCCAAATGCTTTTCTGGCAAGTCCGCTTTTCCCTGTTGGCCCAACAATCAATCCGAGCGTTTGGCCGATAGTCATGGCGATCCTGCTGGCTGTGCTGTCGTTGACGCCTACATACTGTTTAATCTCATTCTCAACACTCGACATATTGTAGGCGAGCGATCCCTGTTCATGGTTTCTAGTAACGAACGCAGCCGCGCCACCCACTTGACCCGCTAAAGCTCCGCCGAGTGAAAGTATTCCTCCCCATAAAGGATTCGGGCCTTCGCCATAAATCTCTTTTTTAATGCGCTCTCGCATTTGCTCTAAATCCATCTGCTCCTTCTCCTTGTCGCGGGCGCGTTTCTCGTAGTCTAGGACAGTCTGGCTTTTTGTGGATTCTTCGAGAGAGGCAATCTGTGCATCCAACTGCTTCACACGATCCTCTGCCTGTGCCGTAGCGCGATACTCCGGCGTGAGCGCAGATGTGGGGTTGTAGGGTTCCTGCGATAATCGGCTTGGGGTTTTGATCTTTGCCTTGAGTTCATCCCGCTCAATCATAGCCTCGGCACTGCGCCTGTTCTGTTCCGTCCACTTCTGTTCCGGCGATAGCTCGCCACTCCAATCCAGCTTTGACGAGAGCGTAATTGAGTCTATGCCATGCCCCATCAATTCATGCGCATACCGTGCCTGCTGCGCGACTTCTGGCGGTGCTTCCGGCAGATCGGGCGTAGCCATCCATGCAGGAGGTGCGGGATATGGATCGGTTGCTGGTGCGGGTGACTGCTTTCTCTTTTTTAACTCTAGCTCAAATCTTCTTGCCTCTGCGATCTGTTCTGGCGTGGCATCAGGGACATCATCATGCGCCACTAATCTTGATATGATCGAGTGCTTGAACGCCTCATCATTATTGGCGTATGCGCCAAGGGTCTTTTGCCACTCCTTTTGCTTTGGCGTGACAGCGAAGTTGGCCTTGTATCCTGACTCGCCCATAAGATGCCTTACGGCCTCTATCTTTATCAGTCCGTCGCGCTTTACCGGATCGGACATATATTTATTGTGAGGATTCACAATAATGGTGCGGGGTTCATTCGCATCCGTTCCATTTTCGCCTCCGCCCATCGCCATGCCAGCAACCGTTGGATTGTCCTTTAGATACTTCTGAACATTCGGATGTAGAGCCTCGTAATCTGTAACAGGATACGGATCGTTTGCTGTCCCTGCGCTATCTACGTATTGCGCGGCTTGGCTATCATGTAGCTTGCGAGCGTAATTATCCGCATCGGCAGATGTCTTGAATGCGCCTAAATGCTTTTTCGTTGTTCGGAATTGATTAACCGCTTCCTCGTTGCTCATTATCCGCCCATCATCACTGACGGTTGGTATCAGAAACTCCTTACCATCAACCTGTATTCCGATTGAGCGAACCGTGCTGATTGACCCGTCCTTATTTTTTACCTTTGGGCGATTGTTGAGATTTATGTTTCCGGGTTCAATAAGTCCGTCATTGCCTGCTGTCCCTGCGCCGCCGTAATCCTGTGACGGGGTTATGGATTCCTTGGGTGATTCGTCAACAAGCTCCATTCCGCCCATAGCGGAAGATTCATCCAGAAGTTCCATTCCGGCCAAGGCGGGCGATTCGTCCAGAAGTTCAAGTGCCATAGGGCTATTTAATCCTAAATTGGGCTGGCTTTCCAGTTTGAGGATTGATGGCAGTAATTATGTCGCCAGCCTTTGCACCGGATGCGCGGGCATCTGCTTCATCTTTAAATACCTTGCCCGTGCTGGTCGTGCGCCCGCGATTATTTTCTTTCATCCAATTCTTGTAACGCTCTGTGGACTCATTTGCCGCAATTCTAGCCGCCGTCGCCTGCGCCTGGATTTGCGGGTAATCTTCGCCGCTTTGTTCGGCTTCCCGTAACTTCAACAATAATAGATCGGCATATTTAATTGAACGAATCATTTCTTCTTGCATGGGCTTCAACTCCCCTTTCTGAATGTCGGTGAACGTGCCAGCAGCAAGAATGCTTGCCGCTTCTATTTTTGCATCTGCCAATGTTTTTGCTGCTTCCACGCTGGCTTTCTGTAGCTTTTCGAGCTTCTGAGTATCATACTCGCGCTTATCAATTTCAGATTGCTTCCTAGCGGCCAAGCTCTTGTCTTGTGCGATCACTTTATCATCAGCCGAAGCTCCCGCTGCACGCTCCTTATTTACTGGCGCAATTACAAGTCGTTCAACCTCCTTCCTTGAAAGCGGTCTATTCCCGTACGCTTGCTGAACAATCCTTCCGCGCTCCCTGTATGCGGCTTGAAGCTCCTTGTCGTTCGGATCGCCCATCGCTTGACCTCTGGCAGAAAACCCGGCTGGCGGGCTAGTGGGTTCCTCTAATGTTGCATCAATAAAAAGAGACGGTTCGGCTTGAACCATAGATGGATCGCCCATATTCGCCGCCGAAGCTCCACCTAAAGTGTCATCAGAAAAACCGGATGCGGGCGTATTTTTTGTTGGTAATCCTCCGCTAAAATCAATCCCGCCTTCACCGTTTCCTCCCCATCGCTGATCAATTTCTTTCATACGATAGTCGTGCATTGAAGCATCCCGCTTTCCGAGCCTTGTAAATGATGCCTCATCACGCCGATCCGCCCGTGCTTCCTGTCTGTCCGCTTGCTGCATCGCAAATTGCTGGTTCTTCCATTGCAGATGCTGCTGATTGCCCATACTGACCAACGCCTGCCCTCGCGGGTCTTGCATGGCGAACGGATGCGCTGCACCCAACTGCATCAACTGCTGCTGGTAGTCCGGTGACTCCGGCGAAATCTGCGAAAGGTTCTGACCAAGACTCTGCAACTCCTTCATCGTGGTTACAGCTTTCAGCCCGTTCTCGATCATGCCGCCAGCCTGTGCGAGTTGACCGACAAGGCGATCCCCGTATCGCTCGCTCATCGCGGCAATCGCCATCGGGTTTCCTTCTGATATTCCTAGTGGCATATTATGAGGTGATCGGTGAATAACCGTTCGCGCCGTAGGTATATCCTGGGACGTTTCCGGCATTTGGGATGTTGCTTGTGTTCGGGTTGTAACCGTTCTGCATCTTCTGCGCCTGCTGCATCTGCGCATATTGCCCCATCATCCCCGCAACCGTGTTGCTTGCGCCTTGTATCATCTGCCCCTGCTGCAACGCCGATTGCTGTTGATTGGCGATCATGCCCATGCCCATCGCGTTCTCGTATCCGGCATTCAGTTGGTTCGTTTGATTGATTGCGTTGGCGTTGAACTGCATCCCGTTCAGCGCGAGAGCAGGGTTGATGAACTGGCTACTTGGATCAAAGAGTCCCGGCATCATGGATGCGCCCGCCTTGTTCGCCTCCTGCGCGAATTGCGTTCCCCATTTGCTCAGGTCGAGCGATGAAAGTCCAAGGTTGCGCAGATTCAGCGAACCCAATGCCGTGCCGCCACCACCTGCGCCTTGACTCATGCCAAATCCGCCTTGGATGCCTCGTTGCGCTGATGCCCTGCCAATGCTGCTAACTACATCGCTTGGTAGCTCGCCACGGGCAAATGATGCAGCGTTGCGCCCGATGAGTTCCTGATTCTGGCGGAAGTAAGGCTGAAACTTCTCGTAGCCCTTCAACGCCTGATTCTGCTGGAATCGGTTCACCCCGCCAGCGAGCCGCATGGTTCTTCCCCAATTCTGTTGATTCTGATCCGTCGCATACCTGCCAGCGTTCATCCAATCCACCAATTCGGGATCGCCTAGCTGGCCTTTTTTAGCTAGTGCCTCCATGCTGGATTGCGCTTCTTTGGATGCCTTGGATGATTCGTTGGCAGCATAGGCTGCGCCTCCTGCTGCGATTACGGCTCCGGCGATGATTGCGCCCATATTATTTTTCCTCCTTCACGTTTGGTTTAACGACTTGATAAAAGAGAACCGTCCAAGGCTCGATCCGCGCCTGCACGAATAAAGAGGGAGCGACGATAGCGGGCATCCCAAGTGCCAGCGCAACCGCCGCTGTGTAACACGCTGGATTCGGGAACAGGTTTTTGCCCGAAAGCAGTAAGTTTTCTTGAATCTTTTCAATCCGATCAACGAGATGCGGTGCTTGCTCTTTCAGCAACTCATGCACCTTCGCAAATGCGGCATCCGGCTCACCCTTGATAAAGCTGTTACCGAATCCTGCAACCCTGTCGCCGTTGGTTCGCTCACCCGCCAAGACCTTGTAAGCATCAACAATCGGCCCGTGAACCTCGCCAAGCGTTGCGAGTGCGGCGATGTAGCTATTGACCACATCACGGCTTCCGAATGCCGCCTGTTGAAGTGCCATCGTGGAGCAATTTTCACGGAACACGCATTGCGCGTGAGCATGATAAAGCGCACCGAGCAGGCGCATTTCGGGTTCAGTGAGTGATTCGTTATTTTCCCAATACTTGTGCATGAATGATTTCCCTTCGTTGTTCGATGTGCAGCGAGTGCATCTTGACTAAATGTTGATCCGGCAAATGTTCTTCGGGGCAAACCCAATTCCACAACTTCCGCATCCCCTTCATCGTGGTAAGCTCTGTAAAGTCTATCACCTTCGGCTCCGCAACCTGCATGAACTCCCGCGCCTTCTGATTCAGTTGCTCATACCCTACTTCCATCATATCCTCTGTCACTTGCGCAACTTTCGCCAATGACTTCAATGATTGTGCCGGAGAGCGGCGAATGTAGATGTAGTTGGCATCGGGCATCCGATGAACCAACTCCTGCCACACCATCAGCGACCCTGGACACGCTGCCCCGCTATACTTGTAAGGCTGACCGAGGATAGACTGAACCGCAACATCCGTGCGCCTGTCTTTACGCAGAATCTCATGCTGACAAAACACGTTGCCGATTGTCAGGAAGCAGGAAGTCCACGCTGTCATTGAGCGAGGCATGGCGAGAATGATGAAAGGCTTCTTCATGACCAGCGTTTGTAGTTACCTGCCAGAGACGGGTTGTTGAAGTTGCTGCGAACCTTGACCTGCTTCTCGTTGCTTGCGCTGTCGGCATCCCGCATCTGCGATTTTAAAGATTCCAGCGCAAGGTTCATGTGCTTTATGTTCGTCTCGTCATCCCGCCTGCGCCATGCCGCAATCGCTGAACACGCCCACCCGATTGCCACTGGATGATTAAACGGAAGAATCTGATCCACGGAATCAATCTTCACAAATCTCGTTTTGCCGAGAATGCGGACAAGGTTGCAACCATACCACATCGCTGGAAGCTGTTTCCTGCGGAATAGCCCTTCCTCTGTATCCGGTAGATACGAGCAGAAGTTGAACCGTTGCCCGTCGTCGTAGTGCAGTTGAAGCAAGACAGGCCCAGTTGTCTTTGGCTTCTTGAAGAACGTGACATCGAATGCAACGGAATCCATTACCACGGGAAGCGCATCCTTTAGCAACGTCAACGTCTGACGCACGGGAACCCCGTGTTCGTTGGTAATTTCAATTATAACCTCTTTCCCTGCATCGGCATCTTCCGTAGCTACCAGCGCAATCCTGATACCCCGTGTCTTGGGTAGATATTTCGGGATATAGAAGTCACCGAGATCGCGGCACTCGTATGGGGCGCAACCGCCGTAGCTTCCGCCTGTCGCAACCTTGCCGATGAAGAACTCGCTCCGCTGGCGCAATGGTAATCCGTTAATGCCGATTTGACGAGCTTCACGGCAATCCTGCGGAAGCGCAAAGCAGTTTTCCTCTACTGGCACATACCACTCAAAAAGTGTTCCCTCTGAATCAATGCGCGTATGCAGTTCAAAACAGGCTTTGTTCAAGAACGATAGAACGACTTCAATCCCTTCCGGTGTCGTCGGGCATACGCCGCTGTCGAGCACCATTGGCGCAATGTCCTCTATAATGTCTTTGACTATGGTGCGTTGAGTTTTCACTGTGTCAGAGAGCGAATCAGGTAGGCGAAGGCAAAGTTTTTACCAACCGGAATATCCTCCATTCCAAGTCTGCAAGATGTCGTGGTTCTCGTTCCAGTAATGACACGGAATGTTGGTTTGTGAGCTCCAAGATTTCCTGTGTCTCCGTAGAACGTCCCGATCACCATGTAGTTCGTATCCGGCATTGGTTGCGTCCATGAAATCGGAAGTTCGTTAAATGTTCCTGTCGCTAGTGGTATCGGTTCTCCGCTGCTTCTAAGTTGCGGCTGAACCGAAATCGCCTCTTGCGCCGTAGCTAGTGCAATAGCGGATTGTTCAAGTGCCTGCTGCGCAATCGAGTTTTGTGAACCCGTGTCAATTTCGCTGGTAGTAGAATTGACGTTAAAGAACTGCGCCATCACCCTGCCGAGTTCATTCAGATCGCCGGGAATACAAGAGAGATCAGGTGGCGCATCAGTCCATCCAAGAGTCGCTACAATCTGTGTGTTGGTGGGCATATATTCTTTATACGTTGATTTTTAATTAATGTCTAGCTTCCGTATGGAAAGACTTCCGGCCATGTAGGATCACCGAAAAAGCTGCATCCGATTTGAAGCTGAATCCTTGCGCTACCTGCTCCGGCATCCGTGTAAATGTTGGTTGTGGTGTTGTAGGTTCCATCGGGATAATCGTATGGCTGAGTAATTACCAGCGTTCCGGTTTCATCCACTATCCCTCCAACTATCAGCGCATCGGTAAGCACGTTAATAAGGCGTATCGGTTGACCGACTGATCCAAGGTATTCTCCTGCCACAAAGAACTCGCTGTAATCCACCACATCGCCGGAAACAACGTAAGTGTCAGACAGTGTTGCCGTGCTGCACTCTGGACATTGCAGACCAGCATTTGCGTTCTGCTGCGCTGCTGCTTGCGCCATCTTGTCGGCCTCAATCTGGCTGATAAGCGAACTGCCCTGCCCTTGTGCCGTGTAGCAAATCAGCGGGAAGTCTGAACAGCAAACACGCACCGTCCTAGTGGCTGTGTATAGCGTTTCCGGCAACTCAGGTGGATTCGGTATCTCGTTGTTCACGCCAATAGGAGCAATCGAGTAGGAGTAATCGTTAATGTTCGGGCAGCAATCAATCGGGGCACAGTTGTTGCCCATGCACTCCGCAATCTGACCATCAGGACGAATCTCGAAACGGATGTTCATTCGATCCACCGTGAAGCTGCCGATTGTATTCACTTTTACCTGACAATGATGAAAGTTGTTCGCTGGTTGGATTGATCCCGGCACGCACTTGTTTGAAGGAACCTGCTGCAAATACTTTCGCGCCCATTGCGGTGCAGCCGTCATTGGACGCTCTGGATTTTCTTCGCAGGTTTCTCTTGTCGGGCAATCGCATCCCGGACTTCCTTGATCCACAAAAACCCAACATGGCGAACCATCAGGGCGATACTCTACGGTAAAGTTGGACGCATTGCGAATGGCAGACATCTCAATCACGCCACCGTTGATAATCTTTGGCGCAAATGCGTTGGTGACTCCTTCAACATTCCCAAACATGGAAGTTGTGTAATTGCCTTCGATCTTCTTGGGTTGCCCTTCAAAGAAATCATCCCCATCAGCAAGCGTGAACTCGTAAAGCCGATTCTTGCCATCCCTGTCATACGAGAACGCAAAGCATCGGTTGGCGTTGCCGATGTAGCCTTGCGAAAACGCCCAAGGTCTTACCCCGCTCCACATCCCATGCCACACGGGAGAACCGTCTCGTCCAGCCGTGGACATTGCATCAGCATCAAACACTACCATGCCGCGACAGTATCGGTGCTTCCCGAATGCAGGGTTGTTGGGTGAAGCAATTAGCGGCGACGTTCCGCACAACACCATGTTCTGCCAACTGACCATCGGCGCAAACTCCAAATAGTCTTTCCGATCCGGCTTGAGCCAGTAATTCACTTCACGGCTAACGGGCGTCTGATTCCATCGCTGCGAATACTCGATACGGGAGTTTCGATAGCTCGCAATACCAGCCT